GGTGATAGTTTAAAAAATATCAAGATACCTGATAATATACTTTCTTTAGACGAACTCGATTGGTCAGTTATTTCAGCAGACCCTTCTAAAATTTTACTTATTACAACCCACCTCGATCGTGTGGATTGGGATGCGTTACAAACCAATCCTCATCCTGATGTAGCTGAACTTCTTACACAACGGCCTTAGTAAAAACTCGTTTAATCAAATTTTTAGATCATAATAAAATTTTATTAAACCCTGATAAAATTTAAAAATAAAATCTCAGTGTACAGTACCCATGTCACAAATAGCAGCTGTTAATCAGGAATTATTGCGTCAAATCAACGACTCAGTCGGATATCGAATTAAGACTAAAGTAGACGGACTTTCATCAAATGTGAACTATATTGCTTCGTCTATAAATAACAATACCGCTAACATAAATTACTTAGCGTCTACGGCAGCGGCTGACAGCGCTAACATAAATTACTTAGTGTCTACGTCAGCGGCTGACAGCGCTAATGTAAAGTATTTGAGTGAAGTCGCTGCTATCAACGATACCAGTTTGGCCAGTACGGTTAGTAAATCACTCGCGTTCCATAAATTTCTTACGACCGAGCATATCCCAGAAAGTAATATAAATAGTACTTTATCTAATCTAGAGTTAAAAGGAGATACGTACGGAACAGGGTTGGGCGTATGCGGTGTACGCAAAAACGGTCTTGATGTATTTGAAGAGTACTATAACGGAAATTACCCAGGGTCCATGTTTGGAACATTCTCATGCGGAAAAGAACTTATGGGTTTGATGCTCGGGCGTATGCAACAAAAGAGAGTCGGGCTTCATAACGTCGTAGCTGATGCCTACACTGCAAACTTACTCACTTTGGATACGACAGTGCGACAAATCGTTTATGGCACTGATATTAACGTGTACGGTCAATTTGGTATTACTCTACCAAGAGGTCTGGAAGAAGCCCGTATGCGCGACTTGTTGAGTATGCGCGCCGGGTTCCATGATTACGATGCTCTTCTATGGTTCATGAAAATCGAAGATACCCTTACTCAAGGTGGTGGATCTGCATATTGGACCGACCCCACTGTTACACCTTTGCTCTACTTCTACAGTACATGGGCTAACGATGCCAGTCGATTAGGATCTGGAGCTATAGCAAGTTTTGCCGATGTCCAAAATAAGGGTAGTGCACTTGTAAGCGTTCGTAAATTTGGCTTCTACGCGTATGAAGATATCGTAAATAATCCAGCTTCGCCGTACGGAGCTATCAAAGATATTCTAGGGTACGCATACTATAACGAATTAACCTCTAACAATGTTATGGGAGAGCTTATGGTCGGTTCAGGGTACTCGAATACGAGCGTCAAGTACCACCGTTCAGCGTATGACGCTCAGTTTGGACAGGATAAGTTAGAACACTACAATAACGAAAACTTCGTTTTTGCAACCTATATGCTCCAACTCGCTCTCATGAAAGAAGCTATAAATGGCAATCGTTCTGTACTTACTTCTAATATAATTTATTCGAATGTTTCTATATCTTTGAACGCTATAGGAACCAATACATTCGGATCCAGTGGTCCTAATCCGACCTACGTTGTACCTTTCCGTGAAAACTTTCGCAATTTTTTCAAGTATGAAGTTCTTCAACCGTCAGGTGCTCCAAGTGTGAACACTAAACTGACACTGTTACAATCTGACAAATACGGTTGTATCATGCCCGATTACACTCGAGTGGCCTTCCCTCATATGATGGGTATAGCTGACACGTTCAATAGTGACCTGTTCAAAGTACGTGACAGTAACGTCGCCGTGACTACATTGTACTCTAACTTGTACTTACGCGATATTATCCACTACAACTTCACCAATGCTTCTTCCAACATCGTGCCACGTATGAACCCCTTTAGCACTGATCCATTTGTAAGTGCAGGTGTAACGTATGGTGAAACCCTCAATTCTAATGTATGTTTGTCTTTGACAAATGGAATTTGGACATTGACTGATGTACTTCCTCTAAACAAACAGAGGGCTTCTACTTCCAACGTATATTTCTTTTCAGGTGCTCAAGGTCAGAAGTTCTATATGACTCGTACGGCTGACAAAACTGATAGATACACTGTAGGTATTATGTCAGATGATTTAGTAAACAATCCGTTGGTGTGCCAAGGACCAGAGTTTCTACAGACGTACGCGAATACAATTGAACATTATAGAGTTAGTGCATCTGATTACGGAAAAACTGACGCTACTTCGACACTTGTTGGATACTGGTACCCCGACAATATAGCAGTACCATTCTTTGCCTATGGAGCTGGTATCATATCCGGTTTACGTACACGCCAAGAGGCTGATAAGGCTATTGCTTTCATCCAGGATGTAAAGACTTCCAGTAACAACTGGGGGTATGATAGCGTAGGCGGAACCACGTTTCGTCTTAACTGCGATCGATCATATTATTCCAACTTGACAGTTGATGCGAATACCATCAAGGTGGCTAATATTTACACCGGAAATGTTGTCGTAGGGGTATCAAACTGCATAGCCGACGTTCACTATGCAAGCTTAGACATATTAAACAGGGCTAAAGCGACGTTTTAATTATATAGTGACGCGTAGGTGGATTGAACCCGTTGAAATTAGATGAGGCGGCACAAGTGTACGCCCCGAAATTCTCGACGTACAGTCGATCACCGACACTCAAATCAGGTAAGAGGTAACTGTCACCTAGGACGTCCATGGAATCGCACGTGGGTCCGAAAACAGTTGATTTTTTGTACAATAGTTTGTCACTCTTCAGAGTATAAGGAATAAACACCGGATAAGCGTGATCAAAGTATACACAATTGAACGAGCCGTACATACCCTCGTTTATGTAGTACCTTCGATCACTCTTCACGGTTATCACACTTACGACGAGCACGTGACTTTTCTCTACCATGTACCGACCAGGTTCGGCTATAATATTGGGGGTGTCCTTGAAATAGGTATCCAGGGCACAATTCACAGTTTGGGCAATATTCGCAAACGCGTGTGTATCACTCGGGAACCCTCCTCCTATATCGAGTGTATCGAACTGGAATCCGTACTCCTTGGCTTTATCAAACGCTAGTCGCGCATCTTTGATGGCTTTATGGTACGTTTCCGGGTCTCGGCAGTTGCTTCCGACATGGAAATTGACCCCGCTCAGTTTGTGTTTGGCCTTTTTGGCAAACGCGTATACGTCGTCGAGTTCGGTGAGACTGCACCCGAACTTCGATACTAATTGACACGCTGATCGACTATCGTCCACTCTAATTCTAATAATAAGTTGAGCTTCGGAACAAGGTGATATTTTAGACAGTTCGCTGATACTGTCGAACGTCATTCGATGTATTTTAGAACTTAGGGCGTGATCTATATGGCTTTTTTGCTTACAGGGATTGGAAAAAATAATCCGGCTGGGGTTTACCTGGAGAGTGGTGACGGCATCCATCTCGTTTTTACTGGCGCAGTCGAAATTGCACCCGAGTTTGGCGAGGAGTTTGAGGATCCGGGGATCGGGGTTGCACTTGACGGCATAGTGGGGCTTTACACGTGGAAGATGAGTTTTCCATCGCGTGTACTGCTCGGTCACACTGGACAAATCGACGATGTAGAAAGGGTGCTCGGACGAACCTATGAATGTGCTTATGATTGTTTCTGTACTTTCGCCATTCGAAAAGTAAGAAGTGTTCATTAATATTTTTTATATTAACTTATATATTTTATTATAATCATCAAAAACCGTTAGAGCTTGTTTTTTAGTTCTAGCTTTAACTAATTTATTAGCAAGTTCTTTTAACCCATCACTTTGTGCTAAATTATGCGTGAATAATAAAATATTTTCTACAGTTAAAATTTTTATATAAAAATTTTCAAGAATAACGGTGTAAATAGCCTTCATTTGGTTATCCGTAAGTTTTATAAGTATAGACTTATCATACTCTGTAAAAACCCCTTGTGGTTTTAAAAATTCAGGATGTGTTCTCCAATTTTTAGGCATATTTTTTGCGCTGATGTATCCTGATGTTTTTAATATTGATACTAAGACAAGTAAAAGTATCACGAAGAGAAAAATTTTCAATATGGTAGATGATTTTAAATTTTTGTTCATTTATAATATTACAAAATATTATAAATGAACACAACGGGATTAATAATTATAGTATTGGTTTTTTTATGCATATGTTCTGTTTTCATATGTGTGATTACAGGGGGCATAGGAGGTTTTATATTATACGATCAAAATAGTAAAAAAAGTTTGGAAACGGACTCGAAAACGGACTCGAAAACGGACTCGAAAACGGACTCGAAAACGGACTCGAAAACGGACTCGAAAACGGACTCGACAGGGGGTTCAAAAGATGAAAAAACGTATAAAATATATAATAGTGACAATAACATTTGTCTTAGAACTGTAAATAACGGTATAGATCAATACAATAATTGGCGATGTAGAGGTAGTGACGAAACGTGGTATTTTACAGCCGATGGTAAATTAATTTCAACCACAAGTAATGACCCTCTAGGATTTTCGAATGGTAAATTTGATTTAAGTAACAACAGTGCAAATACGAAATGGCAATACGATAAAGATACAAAAAGTTTAAAAATAAAAAATCAAGATTTATGCCTTGATTTATATGAACACAAATCCCAAACTAAAATGAACAAATATGGTAATCTTTATAGTCAAAGTTATCCTGATGTACAGATGTTAAAGTGTGATAGTAATGCAAAAGGTCAAAAAATTACTATGAAAGAGCAGTGAATTGTTTTATAAAATCTGTTCTTTCATTAGGTTTTAAAATAGATATAAGTGTATTGAGAGATTTCTCTTCATTGAATACGTGTACTACATTATGTACGAATTCATCAATGTTATTTACCCTTTTTACAAATGTATCATCGTATCCGTACATCAAGGGTACAAATTTATTGAGGTACCCTATCAAATCATTTATGAGAAGATCGATATCACCGCCGTACAAATCTATCATCAACTTTTTGCACTCATAAAAGTTGATGATATCGTTTTGTAATTCTTTCGGTTGAGGTTGTCTATTAAATTTATGTATGTATTCAATCAGCTCTATTGGTAACAACTGTTCCATGTATACATTAAATGTTTTTAAATTTTAAATGGTTCCAACTGGTCCATTCGTATATTTTATGTATATCAATATCCATACAGTATAAACCAGGGTATTTTTCAGGTAATTTATTTTTACGGATCCTATTCGCTATAACCATACTTAATAGAGCGTTGTCAAGTAGAGTGAGACCACAAAATTCTGGATGCATATCACCATAGACTTTACCATCGAGCCATTCATCGTTTTCCAAAGCGGTTTTCCATTCGTTCAAAATCTCAATCGTCTCTGTGGATTTTCGCATTATAAACAAAAACGCATGAATTTGCGGAAACATGTATGAAAAAGGATGATCTTCACCCAGTTCTCGTATCACATTGGTCTTTGTATTATGTATTAAATGTTTATCGACTTGACATTCATTGTATTGTATATTGAAAGGTACGAAAAAATCCGATCCGCATTTTTCTAAACATTCTTTGGCTATTTCGACTATATTATCAAAATGTTTATAATTTGGATACTTTTCGTAATTTATATCACGATGGACTAATAAGTCACCGTCGTTCATTTTTGAAAGTTCATGTAACATCATAACTGGTCGAAAAGCTGAAAGACCTGGTATTTTATAATACGTACTTAACATCGGAGTACGCTCATACATTTTAAGGTACCGATCATACCCTAACTCACTCAACATTCGAGGTGTGTATATACATACATTATCAAAATGCTCCGAGGCTTTTGTAATTGTTAGTTCTCGGTACTTTATAAAATCAAGACCTTGATCATGAGGTGGACCTTCAGTATGAAACGATATGAAATGGGTTTTTTCAGGTACGAGTGGCTCTTTATACTTTTTTACAACTTTACATACATATGAGTACTCAGGTAATACTTCAATTACAAATTCTTTTATATCTTCTTTTTGTTCAGGATCCTCGAATATGACTTGTTTTGTAAGTGGTTTCAAGTACATGTACTTTTTGAATGTCATAGAGGGTTTTTGGTCCTTGAAATGTTGTATTATATTATACATTTATAATAACAGTTAATAAATTCTTTAAATGGAAAACAATCTCGAGATTTCAGATAATACGAAACGTATCATTATGGAAGAACATATCGAGCCAACCTACATATACGATGTGAAAAACACGTTGGCTCTGCGTAAATATTTCAAGCGGATCGGTCTTTCGTTCGAGCTTCTTTCCAAGATATTCGTCGGTGTATCCAGTGTCGTTTCGTTCGCAGCAGGTATATACGAGAGCACCGAACTTTCGTTCGTATCAGGTAGCACTTCAGTTATTTCCCTCGTCCTTTTACAGTTTGCCTCACACTCCTACAACGAAAGTAAAAAGAACACCAATGAACTCAACAGTATACTCAACAAGCTCCACCTCGTTACAGTTGTCGATACAGCTCCAAACGTATCAGGCTCAGGACCAAGTACAACAACTTTCTGCCCTTTATCAAAAGAAAAAAACATGTCCGAGTAAACCTTATGTTATTTTAAGACTTTTAGTAAATAAAGATGTTCTCGCCAATTGCCAATACCACCTTCAACTATATTCTGACCATGAACAATTTTCGCGAAGCCGTACCCGAAGAACATCGACCTTCCTGGATAAAAATCACGACGATTACGATGGTCTCATCAGCCTTGAAAAATATCGACATTCACAAGATCCGCGATATCTTTCAAAAGCTCAAGACGATCCGTATCCGCATGAAAAATTCGAAGCATAGTGGGTTCGAGTGGTGCCTCAAGGAAACCACTTTTTACAACCAGATTACTCTCAGTTACCGGGATGAGTACAGCACTAAATCCATCAAGTTGTTTCCGAACGGCAGTATCCAGGTGGCTGGGTGCTCAGACTTGTTCGATTGTAATCGCGTGATCAAACAACTGTCTTTTATTTTGAAGATGACGCTGGGTACCACTGACAATATCCCAATCGAAAGTTTTCGGATCGTCATGATCAACTCCAACTTCAGCTTGAATTACCATGTCAACCTTATCGAGATATCGAACCATTTCGGTAAAGAACCGGTGTTCAATGTCAGTTTTGATCCTGATAGGTACTCGGCCGTCAAGATCAAGTTCAAGCCGGCCAGTGACATGAAACAGGTCACAGTAAGTATATTCAGCACCGGTAAGATTATCGTGACAGGCGCCGAGACACTCAAGGAGATTGTGTTCGCCTACAACATCATCAACGAAACTATTCTTTCAAATGTCAAAAAGATCAAGGTGGCTCCTTCCGAAACCAAGGACGTGTTTGATACGATATTCGGTTTCAAGGTTATTGATATCGTACAGCACGTGCCAAAACTTGGCTTCAAACCATGGACCTTTGCCGCTACAAACTACAAAATTAATTTCTAGGGGTCTTTTAAAAATGTCACAACGTATGGGAATGGCCGATGGTCGAGTGTTCACAATTGCTACTTCTAGTGGTCTCCTTAACGACTTTATCATGGAAAAAAACAATATTCACTACGCCGATAATTATTCTTTTCGTCAAGCTTTACAGAAACAAGGTCCAGCTTTATTAGACGCAGTGACCCAGTATCAGAATATTGACGTATGCAAATCAACGGTCACTGAAACTCTCTTAAAAGTTCCAAACACTTACTAAGAAATAAACAATGAAAATTGTCATTGACGGTAATATCGGTTCAGGCAAAACTACTCAACTTGATCTTTTGACCAGTAAGAACTTCCAGGTGGTGAAAGAACCGATTGAGAAATGGCCTCTTGACTTGTTCTACAGCGACCCCGAACGCTGGGGGTTTCTTTTCCAACTCATTATTTTACAGACCCTTCAGTGTTTACCTACCGAAGATATGGTCATATACGAACGATGCCCCTTATCATCCAAAGAAATATTCTGGAAATCACTCAAAAAACACGAATTGGAAGATAAGACCTACCAGGAAGAGTTCGAAAAACGGGTATGGTATCCTGACGTCTACATTTATATCGATACACCGGCCAAAACCTGTTTTAGGAATATTCAGTCTCGTCACCAATCCGGTGACCAAGGGGTCAGTCTCGAGTACCTCCAGACCCTAGAAGTAAGATACAAAGAAATGTTCGAAGGGCTTACAACCTGTCACAGATTCCGAATAGATGGGAACAGAGATGTTGACGAGGTACATAAAGATATTTTAAAAATTATATATAAGTACCAGTAAAAAATGTCAGAGCTGTGCGAATGGGTGACGAAAACAGGTAATCAATGTAAATGTTTAGCGCTTATGGACAATAGGTGTCCCCGACACCTCAAACAAACTTGTAGTATATGCTTAGAACCGGTACGTAGCTGCAACTCCCAGTGCACCAAACGTCTCAAGTGCGGTCATGCGTACCATCTGACATGTATACTCGGATGGTTCGTCACGTCCGATGTATGCCCAGTATGCCGAAACAAACAACGTGATGAGCCTTTTCTCAAGTTTAAAGAAAGTATCGAAGAAAACATGCGAACCAAGTACAAAGATACCATTAACACCTACGAAGTAGAAATGAGGAGACTACGGGAGAATTTGAGACGGATGAGTGCTCCAGCTAGATAATATATGCTATATATAATGGACTCTAAAATTTTGATTTTTATTTTTATGATATCATGCTGCTTTTCAATTTTAGCTTCCGTGTACTATTACAATATTTCAAACGCGAAAGAAGAAGTGATTGATACTACGTCATCCTCTGGACTTACTTTATCTACAAATCCCACTTCATCATCTGGAACTACTTCTTATAGTTTTGTAAAACCGGAACCTAAAGACTATAAAGGGTTTTATAGACCATACATTGATGGTAAAACTGAGAGGGGCTCTGCTGAATGTATAAATACTATAAGTTCATACAACAGTATAAATAAATTTGATCCTTATGTAGCTTATACAGTAAGAGGAACTGGACACGGTACAGGGGATATAAACTCATGTATGTACTATAAAAAATCAAACATGGACAATGTTGAGAAGATTGAAATTTCTTCAAGTGGACCGGAACTAACAACCAGGTGCATAGATCCAAGCAAATATCCAGACAACTATTGTACTAATAGTCCACCTCCAATAGTTACAGAAATAGAACCATTTGATGGATGGTATGATAATTATATAGAGGGTAGATACTTTAAAGAAAGAGGAGAGTCAGCGTGTAAATCTTATTTAACAGAGTACAATTATAAGAATGAAAGTAATCCTTATGTAGCTTATTCAGTAAGACCAGGGGAACCATATATAACAAATGACTTTGCAGACACGTGTACGTATTATAAAAGATACAATATTGAATCAGCGAAAAAAATAAACACTTCAAACTATAATAACAAATTAATTACTAAATGTGCAGATCCTACCAAAGATCCCAGTAACAGGTGTAGATAAATAATTTATTTTGTTATATATATAAACACGATGGACTCTAAAATTTTGATTTTTATTTTTATGATAGCATGCTGCTGTTCAATTTTAGCTTCAGTGTACTATTACAACAATTCAAACACAGAAGAAGAAGACGTTTCAACAATTGCCTCTGCCCCTGTTGTTACCTCAGTTCCATCTTCCACTAATCCTTCTACTTATCCAAAACTTCCAGAATATAAAGGACATTATACGAGATACGTCGAAGGTGGAGACGAACGAGGTGATGCTGCGTGTATAGACACTGCTAAAGCGTACAACTTGAAAAATGAAAATGATCCTTATATAGGTTACTCTATAAGAGGACCAGGACACGATAATAATATTAAGAGCTCATGTATTTATTATAAACAATCGTTCATGGACGATAATATTAAAACTGAACCTCCGCTATTTGGTAAAATGATAGTAACAAAATGCTTAAATCCTGCTCAATATCCTGATAACTGGTGCAATACTAATCCGTTGTCAGGTCCAGTTACTGGAACTGGAACTGGAAGTGGAAATAGGCGTAAATTTGATGGATATTATGATAGCTATATAGACGGTGAGACAGAACGAGGAGAAGACGCATGTATAAATGTTTTAAATACATATAACACAGCTAATCCACAGAATCCTTACGTAGCTTACTCGGTTAGAGGAGCTAATCACAGTACATCACTGACGAACTCATGTATGTACTATAAAAGACCACAATTGAATGAGTCATATAAAAGAGACACTTCAAAAACTTATGGTGGAAAATTCACAACCGCTTGTGTAGATCCTACCAAAGATCCAAGTAACAGATGTATGTAAATTATTATATGTTTTATATATAAATGATGCCACCGAGTAGTAGTAATCCAATGATGATGCCATTAATTATCTTAACAGTAATATGTTGTATATGTTTAATGCTAGGAGGCTTTTGGTGGGTTTACGTTCGAGATGATAATAAAGAAGATGAAACAACTCCAAGTGCAACTGCTCCAAGTGCAACTGCTCCAAGTTCAACTGCTCCAAGTTCACCTGCTCCATATGTAGTGCCACCGTTTAAACCTTCTGCCCGTGGAATAGTTCCCACCAAATCGTTTTTGGGATACTACAGTGGGTTATTAGAATCGAACTGGGGAGATGGAAATGTCGATTCCTGCAGGGCGTATGCTGATAACTACAATTCGACTAACCCCACTGATCCCTATGTAGCATATGCGGCAAGAGGTGCAGGTAACACGTCACTCCCAGGTACTTGTATATACTGGAGACAGAATTTCCAAAATACATACCCAGGGGCCGTTGTAAGAACTGCTATAGACCCAAGTAGTAAAGAACGAGTGGTAATGAAATGTATGGATCCCGATGCGTACCCCGATAATCAATGTCTTTCAGTACCATATGGTTCTGTCACGTCATCTTCCACCAATTCTTAGGCTGATCATAATATAATTTATTTATGTATATAAATGCCGGATAAAAATTCGATGATGATAGTTGTAGTGATATTAGTAGTTGTATGTTGCTGTAGTTTTTTTTTCTTATTAGGTGGAGGAACAGGCTTGTTTTTATGGCTTAACAATAAAGATAATAAAAGTTCAAATTCTGATAATACAGGAGATGATACAAGTCAAAGTTTAAGTACAAGTGTTGATGATAAAATAGAAGCACCTCCAAATTCAGTTATAACTAAAATTACAGGTGCACCTTCAATACCACCGTTTAAACCTTCTGCCATTGGAATAGTTCCCACCAAATCGTTTTTGGGATACTACAGTGGGTTATTAGAATCGAAATGGGGAGATGGAAATGTCGATTCCTGCAGGGCGTATGCTGATACCTACAATTCGAAAAACCCCCCCGATCCCTATGTAGCATATGCGGCAAGAGGTGCAGGTAACACGTCACTCCCAGGTACTTGTATATACTGGAGACAGAATTTCCAAAATTCAACCAATGTTGTTAAAACTACTCTAGACCCAAATACTAAAGAACGAGTGGTAATGAAATGTATGGATCCCGATGCATACCCCGATAATCAATGCAGACTTAATCCTTTACCGTGATAATATCCCAAAAATTTTAAACGAAGGTACACTAATGGAAGAGTGTTCTATTTGTTTACACGGTATAAAGCATACACGGCGCAACAAGAAAATAGACTGTGGTCACGCTTTTCATCCTTGCTGTATAAACAAATGGAAAAAATCAGGAGGGGTCACCTGTCCAGTATGTCGACGAAGTTTGCCAGGAGTGTCTAACTTTACTGTAACCTTTACTATCCACAACAGGTCTTTGAACATGTCCGAAACTTCAGAGTTCACGACCGATACACTAGAAGCTTTTATCCATGCTTTTAGTCTCGACCGGGAAATTACCAGGACCGTGCTCACCGAAGTCGATATTGATATTGACGATCGAGATAATTTAATGACATTGCTCAACGAATTACACATTCCTTTACTCAACATCAATCCCGCGATCTTTAACACAGAATGAGCTACAGAACTTGCTGTAATTGTACGTGTACTTTCGGCATGCTTTGCGCGGATCCAGGATAATTTTGCCACAGGCGTCAGTCAATAATGGACCTCCACCCCAACCCTGCTTATGGCTCCATACGTTCGCTTGAATTTTGATTTCTTTACCAGGTACGAGCGGTCCGCATTTGTACACTCGCGAATACGGAACTCTGAAAAATTTCGCGAGGCTCTGAAACGTATCACCGTGTTTCACTATATGCTTCACATATCCATGCTGTTTATAAAAATGGAAATCACCCGTACTATTATTGAAATCGTTAGTTGGGGCTACGAACATCATAATTTTGTAGAAATCTTTTCGGCACTTCTGTTCCGGTTTAGCTGAGTATATTTTACCTGGATTGTCGGCCAGGACACGTTTCTTAAGTCCTTTACATGTTTTATAATTCATACCCAGATCGTTCATATGGACACGAACCCCGGGGACGCTTTTTTGTGTTCTAAAAGCTCTGTGATTACCTACCGCATACGCATAGCAATTGTCTACATTACGACCTTCGGTGCCCCAGGGTCCAAACGAAAATGGAACTTCTCCCCCTGATGTAGGTAGTCTCCTTGGTTTTTTCATTTATGTATGACGCACATTTTTTTTCTGTGTCATACATAAATGATATCAACCGTTGCTAACAGCAAAAACACCAACGATTTTCTTAAGAATTTTGTTCTTTTTCTCATCGTGCTTATTATATCCATGTTCTTTTTGCAATTCTTATGGAACAAGTCGCTTGTACCTCATATAACAATCCTTAGACCTATCACGTCATTAACAGACGCTTTCTTACTCGCCCTAGCCCTTAACTTGCTGAGGTAAACCCTACTACCTGGGTCCCATCTGGTTTTTTATTGACCGGGTAAGCGTTCATACCAGGACAAGCTCCATCTACACTGCAATCCACAAACTCATAAGCGACACCTTTTGCTTTGAGTTCGTCAATTTGTTTACGTGTCCATCCACATCCCATGGTCCCGTAAACAACCCATTTAGTAGGTCCAGTATACCGAGACTTATTAGAGAAACTTCCACTAAAAAATAAAATGACAACAACAGCAATAATTAAAAACATAATAACAGAATTTTTCATTTGTATAGTACTCACTTAGATTTATTTTATTCCAAATAGTTTTTCAATACCTTTTTTTTCTGCTTTTTTAGGTTTAGGTTTAATTATAGATTTAGATTTAGATTTAGGAAATAACGTGAAATGAGAAGTACTCGAAAAACTATTTAGAAAGAGTATTGCAATAAGACCAATAATTAAAAACATAATAATAGAATTTTTCATTTGTATAGTACTCACTTAGATTTATTTTTTTCTTTCGAGAAACTTTTTAAGAACAAACGGTTCTTTTTTGGGAATTGAAGGTGCTACTGTTCTTCTAGGAGGCGAATTCGAACGAAGTGGTCTGAAATGAGTAATATTAAAAGGTACTACACCTTTACGACCCATACTTTTACCAATCGGGGCATTGTATTCAATTTCCTTTGGAAACTTACCCGTGATTGGTCTATCATACGCTTTTATACTCTCAGTTCCTTTACCAGGTCCAATCACGACTTGAAGGTACGTTCTTTTAGGTACCACACTCGCTTTCGAAGGAGGTCGACGGGACCCTTTCACCGGAAAGATATTCACGGAGCCTTTCTTGGGAGCTTGATTGAAAGCAAACGTGTTGCGGTACCGTATAGGCTTCACGAAAAAATTCTTGCCTTCATTCGGACTGCTGCCGTACCCACTCACACTGCTTTTTGATGAAACGGGTGAGGCTGGTAAAGATCCTAGATTGCTGTTAGTATTGTTCGCCCAATTTCGTGAAACTTTTACATTTTTCATCATAGTCTTAAAATTGGCATTCGCTTTATTCTTGGGCGATGAGGCCTTTTTATTAGGCGAGCTTCGCCCTTCTTCAAGTTTGTTTCTACCTTCTTTGAACTCAGCCATAAGTTTACCAAGAGACATTCGGTCCCTTTTTATACGAAGAAGTGATTGTCCATGGTTTTTGATAAACTTTTCCATGTTCTTGATGGACATTCCTCGTACACCCTTGTTACCCGATTTCATTTTTGTACCAATCAGTTTATGTAGGTTTTGGTTCATTTATATTCTTAAGAAGGAAAATAATATGGTCCAGGCATGGGAGTCCACTGTGATCACCATCTATACGCATCCTGAAATTATGAATTTTACTCGACACTTGTCCAAAATAATCGCGCGGTAAAAGTTTCACCAAATGTTTGTTTATACTCGGGTTCTTCAAACTGTACAGTGAGTTCATGAACAGGTGGGCGTCATATAAAGGGTGGTTATAAGGCGCAATCCCATCCGATCCAGCCAGCTGGAGTTTCTGAACAATAGGGTTTTTACACCCTGGTCTTTGGATATTCGCAAACCCGAAATCTATAATGAATGGTCGGCCATCTTTACGCACCATGACATTCCCACCGTGTAAATCATTGTGTCTAAAAGTAGGTTCTTTGGTTGCTATATCACGAAGCGTCTCCAGGACTTCCCTTAGGACCCTCCTAAAGTTACGTCCGTTTGCATACTTGTTCACTTCGGTGCCGTTCAGGTACTGCATAAAGAGGAGTGACCGGCTCTTACACTTGTACATATTGTAAGGGCGCACAATATGACTAGGACACAAAGAGTACACATGAGTATTAATATTGTACTCTATATCTGTCTCGTCACTTCGTGTTTGGTTTTTTACTGCGGTACATGATTTTTTTGAACATTTTTTGTATACTTTACCATCCACACCTTGACCCACGAGTTGTTTGGTCGTGGCGGCATTGAATTTTTTTATGACGTTGCAGTTCTTCATATACTATAATAGAACATTTTACTCTTCGTCAACTTCTTGTTCTTCTTCCTCGTCCTGTTCGCCAGTCAACTGGAACGCAAACGACGGTAGTTTCTTTGAAGGTTCGAGTAGGACCTGTTGCAGGCGCATACTGACCCCGAACTTGTTATCAATGAACCAAATCTGGCTCAGGTCGACGATGGTCATCACACTCTGACCCTTTTCGATACTGTCAAGCGGTACTTGCTCGCGTATAGAATTGTAAGCTTCCGGGACAAACTCACCGGTCTTGCCATCAGCCAAAACCTTGAGTTTGGTTGTAGCTGGATAATTATCCTTGCCCGGACGTACCAGGGGCTTGTACAGGGCTTCACGGATCACGTTGATGTTGTACTTCTTGCCGAGCCACTCTTGCGAGTTGGCTTCGACGGTCTTCATAACAATCTCGTCGATCGCTTTCAGTTTTTCTTGCAGTTGCTCGGCTTCCGGGTTGGCATCAAACGAAACATCCAGCGAATATGAAGTTCGCTTGGTAGCTTCGTCTTCAAAAGCACTCAGACCAAATGGAGCTCGCATGTATGGGAACTGAAGGTAAATCTTGCCGTTTGAAGGGCCGTTGATGTACACGGATTTACCTCCGTTCTTGTTCTTTCGCATTTTTGAGAAGCGCACGGATGAGGGGTCAAAGTCAGAAGCGAGTTGAATTGATAGTGCCATGCTTATATGTTTGTTTCTTACTCTACTATAGCCATTAGCTTTTAAGTATATTTTTTTCTACAGTACAATTATAAATGGGTTTATTCAAAGATTGTGGTTGTGGTTGCAACGGAAAAAAACAAGAAGAAAAGTTTGTCATATCGCTCATGTCAGCAGCTATCTTTTTCATCATCGCTAACCCGGAAGTGTTCAAGATCACTCGGCGTATATTCGGCGAATGGGTTGCTACACCTACCGGGTGCAGTAGCAGTTCAGGAGTGTTCCTTCACGCAATTGTGTTTATGTTGATAACATGGGGTCTCATGAACCTGAAAAAATATAAAGACTAAGATAATGATAATATTTTTTATTATAGTTATTTTAATATTAATACCTATATTGTATTATTTTATAAATAAATGGTTAGGAATTCAAAAAGTTTTGAGTACAGAAAATGACGTATACAATAACGATGCGTGTATTTTTCTAGACAGTGACCTGTATAATGATAAACTTTTCACTGATGAAAATCAGAGTATTACAAGGGACATCGTAGAAAAAAATCAAAAATATGTACCAGAAGGTATAAAACTTAACCCAGGTGAACACTTTACAGCAAAATGCAGCGATTGTGGTAAGTACATATATAAAGATGACAAAGGCCAGTGTACACCATATTCATACGACGGCCGATACACTGCTTCAAACTCGTTAGGTGTGTGTACAGCCATAGGGTACCCCAAACCATGTGACCAAGTAGCTAAAATTCTTCAGTAAACTTGAGTTCGGTACTGAGATCGTCAAGTTTACCATACTCGCCGACCCTCTTTTCAAAGAAATTCGTCTTGCCTTCCAGTGATATATTCTCCATGAAATCAAAAGGGTTCTCGGTATTCCAAAGAGGTCGTAGACCAACCTGTTTGAGTAACCGATCAGCCACGTACTCTATGTACTGTGACATCTTCACAGCGTCCATACCTATCAACTTGCACGGCAGTGCCTCATTGATAAACTGTTTCTCGATACGGACCGCATCTTTTACTATATCGTACACGTGTTCCGAAGGATGCTTGAGCATATTGTACAGTTCAATAGCAAACTCCAGGTGCATCGCCTCGTCCCGGCTTATAAGTTCGTTACTGAACCCGAGACCTGGCAACAGTCCCCGTTTCTTCAGCCAGAATATCGCACAGAAACTACCCGAGAAGAATATCCCTTCCACACAGGCAAAAGCTACAAGTCGATCGGCAAACGTGTTGTTCTTCGTATCGAACCATTTCAGAGCCCACTGAGCCTTTTGTTTTATACAATCGATTGTTTCAATTGATTTTAACATGAGATCCTTTTCAGCAGGATCCTTGACGTACTTGTCTATGAGTAAACTGTACGTCTCGCCATGGACCATTTCGTTGTGCGACTGGTACGCGTAGAACGATCGGGCTTCGGCTAGATGAATATCACTCGCAAAATTGAGACTGATGTTCTCGAACACAATACCATCAGATGCCGCAAAGAATGCCAGGACGTGTTTTATGAAATGTCGGTCGTTGTCGCTCAACTTGTTGTCCCAATCATCAGTGTCCTTACTGAAATCGATTTCTTCAGCGGTCCATACGGACATCTGGGCTTTCTTGTACAGAGACCACAAGTTCTGGTACTTGATCGGAAATACAGTGTACCTACCCTTACCTTCTTCTAACAAGGGTTCATAGGTGTTTTCGAGGTAGTCCTCCAGATCAAAGAACGTCCCGAGGTGAAACCCATTTTTCATGATTTGGGGGTACCCTTTGACACTGACACCACAAAGTTCCATAAGACCCATCTTATCAACTACTAACTTCTCATACTCTACACTATGACGCTGACACAACTCAACTGCTTCGTCACACATCGTACACCCTTCTTTTGATAAGATGGTTATTTTCATACTCACTTAATGTATTATAGAATTTAGTTTTTATACCAGCATAAATGATTAACCCTAAAGATATAACTCTAGGCGAAATTGTAACCGTGCTCTTAGAAGATGATGATGGTGTCGAAGAAGAAACACATGCGATTGTGACTGCTGTATCCGGTACTGTTTTGACGGTGAGGTACCTCACGATGACCAGTAAATTGTACAAGAATGCAACCGTCTACGAACTCGAAGAAGAGGAAAATATGGTCGATGTACAATCGTTGTGCGAGCATCATATCGGCGTCAAGGATCTCGAGGAAATCGGCTACGCTCAACTTGACGATGGACCCATGTATGTACTTCAAGATGAAATCAATTTCGATATTGAGAGCAGCTCGATTGAGGATATGAGTGATGACGAAGACGAAGGGACCGAGGACAGTTTCATTGTTCCTGATAACGTCATTGACGGTAAAGTCGTCCCTCCGGACGATGCGGCGGAAATAGATGCGGCATGGAACGCCTGGCAGCCAACCAGCTCCGGAGCGAAGAAGTTCAAAGAACGTGTCGATCTTATAGAAGAACTTGCTCGCACGCACGCGGATAATCTCAATTTTTAAAAAACGTGTCTCAGTGTAAACCAAGCGGTTTTGTTATATATTGTAAATGTGTGACACGTTAGATACCTATTGGGCTGAATTCGATTTATTGAAACCAGCTGCTACTCCTAAACCACTTAAAAAATCCAACAATTACCTATGCGCAAAATGTGAAATTCCCAAAGTGTTTGGGCTCGACAATTTGCCCATGTGTACAGGATGCGGTGTCATCGATTCGTATTATATTGACGATGCACCCGAATGGCTCAACTCAGTTTCCGAAGACGGGAAAGTCAGTGATATGTCACGGTGTGGCATGCCGACCGATCTCGACCTGTTTTCGGAAAAGTGGGGATCTGGTACCATCATCAACACCAAAGGAGCCAAGTATGCCATGCGACGTCTCGCGATGATCAATTTCCACAATTCCATGAACCATCGCGATCGATCACTGTTCCATGCGTACAAGAGCATTGATGTAGCAGCCAAGGATATACTCAATTTGCAGGATAACGTCATCCGAGCAGCCAAGATATTCTACCGCAAGTTCAACGAAGCCAAATTGACCAGAGGAGCGGTCCGGACCGGTATAAAAGCCAACTGTGTCATGTTCGCCTGCAAGGCTTCCAAGGTGGCCCGGACAACCAAGGAGATTGCCGACGCGTTCAATATCCCTACCAAGGATATCAGTCGCACGACGGAGATGTTCAAGGAAACGGTCCTCGGGATAACCAAATCGACCTCGGAAGACGACGTGACCCGATCAGGTGATGTCATTCACCGGCTCCTCAACGAGTTCAATGTATCTGACAAGAGAGCTGTTCGTATGAAATGTCTCAAGTTGTCAACTCGAATTGAAAAGTGTGTGTGGCTCATGGGCAAAACCCCGACCAGTATTGCCGCAGTAATTATACTCAAGACGTTGGGCGAGTACACCACCAAGCACGAAGTGTGCGACAAATGCGGGGTTTCTCTTCCAACCCTCAACAAAATCGAAGCGATTATGAACAAGTACTTAGAGGGGTCGGTTGAATAAATACCAATGGTTAAAATATATGTCAGTACCCCTTGCTACGGTGGATTGTGTCTTCAGCAGTACATGGAAAGTCTTATCGCTTTACAAATTACGTTACTTCAACAAGGACATCTCATGTACTACGATACGATCGAAAATGAAAGTCTCGTACATAGAGCCCGCAACGTATCCGTAGGTCGCTTTATGCAGAAATCTGACGCGGACCTGTTCATGTTTATTGATGCTGATATTCATTTTGATCCTCAGTCGGTTGTAGACCTTATAAACGGTGATCATGATGTAGCCGTAGCCTGTTACCCTAAAAAATATATAAACTGGGGCCAAGCGGCTGAATACGTCAAGCAAGGCGATGAACGACCTATGGAAATGTTGTCTTCATCACTTGTCGTAAACTTTGGAACGACGGTTCTTCAAGTCGAAAAGGATTTCGTACAGATTCTGGACGGCCCCACTGGTTTTATGCTTATAAAACGCAAAGTTTTTTCCGATATGGAAAAACATTATCCAGAATTGCAATGTATGAACGATCATCAAAACAGGGATTTTGATTCGTATTGTGCCGTTTTCGATTGTATGTTAGATCCGGTAAATCGTCGATACTTGTCAGAAGACTATGCGTTTTGTAGACGATGGCAAATGATGGGAGGAAAGATACATGCACATATACGAACAATTTTAGGACATGTGGGAAATTTACCCTTTAGTGGAAAAATGTCCTACCGACTTAAAGATGTACCAAAGAATAAAGGTAATGAAGATAGTAACAGTAGTAGTCACCCGAAATAAAGCCGCTTCAGTAAAAACATTGCACGCCCTTCTTCGTTTCAATATTTTGTGTATAGAAAGACAAGTTTTGCATCATATTATGTTTATAAATGACGATCCAGTGGCTCGAACCAATATTATAAAAACTGTACTTGGTGAATGTGATCGGATCGTATGGATTGATTACAGTGTATCTATACCCGACGACCCGACCCTCCTTAAATGCATAGAACCTTTTGAACAAGGATGTCACGGTATTGTATTTCCAGCCGTAAAACCGGGTATTAACTGGGATGTGTTCAAACAAAAAGTAAAATCTGATACCAAAACTGACGAGCCTATCAGTCAGTACGGTCTCGAGTTTGATACGGTTGTCCATAAAAAAATAAAGGATGACCTCTACTCTATCAAGGACACGGATCCTAAGTGCTGGGTGCTTGATACGAAGGCGCTTACAAAAGCCTTGAAGAACAAAAAAGGCGAGTTTCAAAAAATCCCACACTCGATTGAAGAATTTTTTGATTATCTAGCAGATAGAGGTCTCAAGGTGTATGCCTATACCGAAAGTAATTTGACATTGACGTATACACACGAGTGTGTAGGTAACATTCTGAACGCCGCCGGCATTAAAGCTAATTAGGTACTAAAAAGTAATGAAGGAGTATCTCGTAAAAAACGACAAGTACTGGGACGTGATACGGGGTAGCCCACTCGAAAAAGAGATACTCCGTTTTTTCCAAACCTCGTATGATAAACAGCTTGAAGGCACGGATTTCTTCCCTGGTCCTCAACCTATTTCGATCGAGCGTGTCCATTTCGATACGTTACGCAAAAGCGATTATGTGGTCTGCGAAAAGACGGATGGCATACGACACTCGCTTGTGTGTACCGTGTTCCAAGACCACAAAGTGTGCTGTTTGATCAATAGAGCACTCGCTATAAAAGTCGCTTCGGTCAAGGTGCCGAAAGATGCGTACAATGGCACGATCCTGGACGGTGAACTTATCGATTCGGATTTCTTCGTGTACGATGCCATTACCGTCAACGGAGAAGTCGTTTCGCACTTGTCACTTCTTGATAGGTTAGAAGCCTCACAAAAGGTCATAGATGGGACGATGAAACTCGCCAAGGATCCGTTCATCATCAAATCCAAAAAGTTTTATAATATAAGGGATTTTAACAAGTTTTGTAATGAAGTTGTCACAAGTATCCAACACAAGACCGATGGGTTCATATTCACGCCAGTTCAGACCCCTGTTATGATAGGAACACATAATACGATGTTCAAGTGGAAACCACTGGAAAAAAACACGATTGATTTCCAGTTTAAGAATATAAAAGAAGGTCGATGGACCATGTACATTCAAGAAAAGGGTCGATTAATATACGAGACAGAATTACCCAATCATTATGAACCACCCGACTGGCTCAAGCACGATATGATTGTCGAATGTGCCTTCTTACGCGACCAGGGATGGTGGGTCCCTATTATTCCTCGACCGGATAAGAAGTACCCTAATAATCGCCGGACGTACTATGGCACCCTTCGCAACATCTCGGAGAACATTCAGTGGCAGGAATTTCAAACATTGTTTTGAATTAAAAACGAGAGACGTGTACTTATTAAAAATGTTTCAAAATCTTATCAAAAAAGACCCCCCGTCATATATATCAAGAATGGGTAAAAATTGGGACAAAGATGAAGTTCATAAACTTCTTCAGTCAATTCAGAATAAAAAAACAATATCGGATATTGCTACAGAGCATCAACGAACCAATGGGGCGATTAGTTCTGCATTAAGAAAAATAGCAGCTGATTACTGGTTTAATGATAAAAAATCTATTGAAGAAATCATTGAAATTACAAATCTCTCAAAATTTGAGATTAATAATGCTATTAAACGAAGGACTACTACAAAAGTTCCTTATGAAAAGAAAGAAGAAGTTATTATATTATTGAAGGATATACAAAGTAAATTATCTATATTAATTGAAAAATTACAATAATTTCAAACATTGTTTTAATTTTATCAGTGACGTAATCAACATCTTCGATCTTCATACCGTGATGCGCACCGAGTAAAAACCCTATAATAATAGAATTGTTATTGGCTATGTATTTTACCACTTAAAAACAAATTCTGTACCAGTTTCTGTCATTACAAGTCCAGATCCATCTGCACCCATACTAAGATACTTAGTACTTGACTGGTTAGGGTAGTTAGAGGGTGGTCTTTTGAGTTTTATTAAATTCGTATCGTTATTATTTGAAAACTCTATCAACCATCTTGAAGATATGTCGTCAGGGTTAGTATGAAGATGAACTGTGTCATTTGATTCAGTGTTTCCCCATCTGTTTAGATACAATGGTGTAGTTCCTTCTCCGGTCCATTTTATTAAATATATCTTATTTTGAATATCGTAAGGTATTAACATCCAAGTCGCCCTTTCGTCATTATCCTTTGCGTATACTTTACTAGCGTCAGCCGGTGTAGTATCGGTTATTGTAACGTATTTATCTGAAGTTGATAACTTTAATCTAAATTTACTATAATCTTTAGTTGTAGTCGTCTCATCCGTTATCGAATAAGAAGAATAGGTCGTCTCATCCTTATCCTCATCCTTGGATTTATTCAACCACAACCACAACCCCGTTCCTCCACCGGCTAGTAAAAAAAAGCTGCTGCCGCAAGCTACAACTAAAAGAACTACAAACATCATCATCATCGAACTGTTTATCAGACATTTATATCATATGTAATATAATAAATTTATTAAGAGCACCAATTATCAGGGGATTTTCCGTTCGTACATTTACTCGTGACTTTAAGAGGAGTTTTTGAAACATCTAATCGTGTAGCATTTACAAGATGTTTTTTCTTGTAAAATAGACACGTTTGTCTGGCGGATGCAGGGTGGTTATCATCTCGTATCCCGAACCCTACATATTTGTCGTCGTCACCAATATCAGTTCTAGCATTGTTCGCCGTGATATTTGCTCTGCATGCAGCTTCACCTATAAAACCCGCTCCTCCTTCATCCCAAGCACTATAATGCCCAATATACGGATCTTTAGCAACTTCTGGTGGAGGTGTACTTAAACAAAAATTATTGGGATAGTTTTTAGGGTCCATACACTTTGTAGTCACTTTTAAAACATTCTTGGATGTATCTTGTTTGGAAGTGTTTTCAAGTTGAGATGCTTTATAAAAAATACACGTGCCTCCTGCGTATGGACCGGTGGTGCCATGAGCAGAGTTTCTTACGCCGTACCCAACATATGGAGTAGTAGGGTTTGTTTTATTGTATTCGGCTGCATATAGTCTACATTCAGCATCGCCCCTATTTGGTAATGTCGTTCCTTCTTCAAAGGCGCCGTATAAACCGTCAAACGATTCAGGAGGAGGTGACGGGGAAAGTGACGTGGAAAGTGTCGGGGAAGGTGACGGGGACGTATTATCAGTTTCTTCGTCCTTGGATTTATTCAACCACAACCACAACCCCGTTCCTCCACCGGCTAGTAAAAAAAAGCTGCTGCCGCAAGCTACAACTAAAAGAACTACAAACATCATCATCATCGAACTGTTATCAGACATTTATATATACAAATAAATTATTATGACTTCTGTACAAGTGCACCGTCAAACCCGTATGACCAATCTCCAGCTGGTGGTTCCTTATTGAATTGGTATACATAAGCAGGTTTGTTAAGAATGTATACTATCCAATCGGCACATCCGGTATAATTAGATGCACTTGTTCCTCCTTTACATGTTGAGTAAAACATGCTTCGAATGGTCAGTTCTGGAATGTACCGTTTGATTTTTTCAATATCAATCGTACTCGTACTTGGAATTCCAGCAATGTTTGTTTCAATTTGTGCAGATGTACTGTTGAATATAGGAACGAAGTCTTGGCTTGTCAAATCTTTTTGTACACTGGTACAATCAAATTTATAAACGGTCCATGGAACAGGTAATTGCGAAAGTTTCGTATTATCTTTTTGATAAACCCAATTAATAGCTCCGTTCATATCCAACATGTATTTTACATAAGCTAAACAGTCGTCAAATGAACTAGTTCCGCAATTATCTAGTATAGCCTGAGCTATTTGCGGTATTTTAGATTTATACTTGGTGCTATCGATACCATAGGGAACACCACTATCCCAAAGTTTGTCTAATTTAGATTGTAATAATGTAAGTGAACTTGAAGGTGACGGGGAAGGTGTCGGGGAAGGTGTCGGAGACGTATTATCAGTTTCTTCATCCTTGGATTTATTCAACCACAACCACAACCCCGTTCCTCCACCGGCTAGTAAAAAAAAGCTAGAGCAGGCAGCAAATGCTATGAGCACAACAATAATTATCATCGAACTGTTATCATCAGGCATTTATATAATTATGCGTATAATTTATTTTAAAACATCTTCTTGTACATTGCCACGTAGTGATAATCTTCTAAGGGTGGAAAGGGGATCTTACTTGAGTACGAATCGTTCTTTATGAACCATTCGCCCTTATGTTTGGTATAGGCTATATAGTGACCACCATGGACCGAACCTTGATGGGTGGACATGGCGAACAGTGCATACTTTTTCGAGTTTATGGTGAGGTACTCATCCAGTTTGACTTTGTATTTTCGGAGGTACATCTTGAAACTCACCATGAATATCACAGGTTCATTCACGATATTCGATCTCGAAACAGTCACTGTTTCCGTACCTTCCACGACTTTATATGTCGATTGTTCTTGGATCATATCAGATAATAAACAACTTTTAGACGAATAATCTAAAATGTAAGCACTGAACCTGTCGGTCGAAACCGATTTGCCTTTAGCCGAAACCGTCTCGTACTCGATCTTCCCATTAAAAATCTCTTTCACGATCGGACACGATTTCTCCAGTTGTTCGAGAACACACAGGATAAGTTCCTGACTATCATTCTGATCCATGTTGTTGAACTGGGAATACTTTTCTTGGATCAGTTGCCAGATGCGTCGAGGACACTCTACGCGTTTAGTTTTTTCGAGCCACATGCTCCTTACAAAGTTCTGGTACTCCCTTGTGATTTCACAAGGGCCGCGGTACTCCACGATTATAAAATAATTGGACAACTGAGGGATCTGGAGCATGCATTGCAAGGCACTGTTAAAGTAACACGTGTTACCTATATTCTCTAACCCTTTCATCTAATTTATCTGAACAACGATCTCTTTCTTTAGTAAACAAATCACGAGACCCGGTGGAGCCCCCGGAGGTTTGTACACATCAGTACCTTGGACCATGGTCACTTTGACTAGTGGACCTTGGGCCTTGGAATGTACGGCCGCCAATCGAGCTGCTTCCATCATATCACCACCCTTTTTCATAATGACATGCGCACCAGGTACATCGGAAGCGTGGAACCAGTAATCCTGTCCGCTCATTTCACTGGTCAACCGATCATTATCACGAGCGTTTTTACCTACTTGGATCATTTTACTCGACTTAAAAATAGAACGCGTTTATTATTTAATTAGTAATGGATACGATATTCAACCTGGTAAAGCCCCTGTTTCACAAACACAAAGATGCGCCTCATGTCGAAATGGAGTTTCGGTTGGGGAATACCCATAACAATATGTTCGATACCAATGTAGGCTCCGATATATTTCACCGGATCATGGAAGGTCTCGAGCAGTACAAGGACTGGGAAAAAAAGACGATTGAAGAGACGTCGGTGTACTACAAGAACACCTTGAGGTACATCATAAATGAAGAAACGGAAGAAACGACCTGTATCAACAAAACACCGATCGTAAAAGAAACGGTACGATTACATGGACTGTACCCGTTCGATGTACGGTTCGCCGTCTCTTCGGAAGTGCCATGTGAACACAATCCAGAAGAGGTTATGGAGAACTCGAAAAGCAAGAAACGGTACTCGTTTGTCCGTAAGAACCTCAGTATTGACATGACGATCATATCAGGTCAAAGTGACGATCTGGATTGTGAGGACGAAAGCCTGTACCAAATTGAACTTGAAATTATAGACCCCTTGGCGATCAAGACGGATCAAGAACTCTATAATATCGTACACAAAATTCACTGTATTTTAATTCTGTTGAATACTTAATGGATATCGTATTTTCGGCTGGATTATTAGCCTACGTACTTGCTCGACTATTTCCGAGAGGACAAGTCAACGGAACTGAATACTTTGATTCCAAGTCGAAAAATATGTACAAACAAATGAAAGAAGATGGGTTATCGGACCAATCACTCAAAGAGTTTGCGGATATGCAAGATTTGATGCTCAAGTACCAACACGATGCCGTGTACGATAAAATCGATCGGTCTAAAGAAGCCAAACAGTTATCTGACCAGATAAAGAAAAGGTTTGCCGGGTACGATTTCAGTTATCATTCATCATACATCCAGCAATCAAAAAAGTACGACGTGTTTATTAACCCGGTAGGTCTACCGTAACTGCTGTATGAACCTATTGATATTGGCGTTGGTCACTTGACCTTTAGTACTTGTACGTTTGGTTGCTCTCCGGTAGTCCTTTATATTAGCTTTCAATTTTCTCAAATTGTCGTTGGTGGCATTACCATGCACTCCTTCTATGAGGTTACGTAACCTTTCATCTTCGGTCTTGGCTTTAGGTACAGGAGCTCGTGGAGGGGTCAAGGCGGCGACTAGATTATTACGTTTGGTGTTCATGAATGATCCAATCGCACTGCACAGATCTTTTTTGGTTACATCGGTAACCTTGAGACCTAGTTTCTTGGCGTAGGTCACGATCGTATCTTTATCGTAGGTCTCGCATACCCTTTTACCTATTTTGATCTTGTCTCCGACGTGCCTCGTAAGCGCTTGTTTGCCTACGGCCACTTTCAATTTCCCGGAAACCTCACTGGTTTTGTTCACACCTAGTTTCTTAGACTGGGTTTGGATCAGACCGCACAAATCTGGTTTGGTCATCGAGGCGGAAACTCCCACGATGCCCATTCTTCGTGCAATATCCACCAGGGCCACCTTAGTGTACCGCACACACTGGCGCGTATCAATCTTGAACCCCACCTCCTTCCCATCTTTGCCAATACTTGAATTGTAGTACGTGCGTAAATTAGAGATGTTCTTTCCGACATTCACTTGCTTGTTAGTAACTTCGTTCAGTTCAAACAGTTTGCGGGTCGCGGAAGGTATGCGCACATTGGCTTTACGAAATGCCGCCTCAATCTTCTCACGGGAATAACTTGTACTTTGTGGTTTCTTGTAACAGCACGGCTGACCCTGTGGGTTCGGCTTTATATAGTAATCGGCGTACTGACAATGACCCTCGAAACTGTAAGGGACTGGGCACCGCTCGGTAGGACAAGATGTTCCTCGGCGGGTCACATTGGGAGCCGGTTTCATGTTGAGGACCTGAGCTGCTTTGGTCAGTTTGGGTTTTGTCGCTTGCTTGCCTGTAGCCGATTGGACAATCTGCATCTCGGCCAGTAATTTTATAAAGTCGGTAGTTACTTCGAACGCTTTCTTTATATTATCAGCTCCCTCAATTTGGACCGTCCCGTTTGCTGAACAAATAAGTGTAAAAGCATCTTTGAACTTGATGTAAATTGGCGAAGATCCGTTGTCTTTTCTTGAAACGGTCAAAGTGTACCCTTTGTACTTGGCCGCACTGTCACTCGGTATATCGAGGAGGTGGTACAGTAAATCAACATCTAGGGTGTACCCTACTTTGAATTCACCGGTCGTATTATTGACTTTGATTTTGGATGTGTCGACTGATGATCCACTTGACATGAACTTCAAAAGGTCAGCCGGTTCGGAAGGCTCGCCGTCGATGTACCCCCCTGAAAACCTCAAACGACCACTGTTAAAAAACACAAATATCGCCCCTTGACTTTTTTCACTTTTAGTAATTTTTACGAGAAACTCGACATTGGTGATATCTTTCTTGTCACTCAGGCTCTTGTAGCCGTACTCGGAAGTGTACTCCGAGTAGACCTCAAATCGTCCATGTCGAGCCGTCATCTTCAAAATTTTGAAATGACTAGTTGCTTTTTTGAACCCGTTTTTCAAAACCGGGTCTATAATATCTTTTTGCAAGTCGATGATTTTTCCGGTATCGTACGTGGCATTGTACATCCCGTACTGTATTTTAGAACTTGACGCGTTATAATCAACTCCTTTGCCAATCTTGTACTGTTTCGCCTTATCAACCTGAAGTTTCCATTCGGAACCAAACTCTTTGCGGAGGTACAGGATAGGCGGTAACGTTATTTTCGACCGAAACGTATCGGCTATAGCGTAAGACCGAAAAGCCAGTTCTTTTTTACTCATTACTTAATCTTACTCAACATTAATAATCTTCTGATACCTGGATGTTGTCGTCGACGATATCGACCCCGAACACCATCGGCTGGAGAGGGTACACTCTTCCCTTGTACGTCCGTGCTTCGGAACGCACTTCGAGGTTGCGTGAACTGAACGGTCCCACGTAAAAGTCGGTATTGAACCGGACCTTTCCCAGATTGTTCTCTTGGCAGTGCTGGTTGAACACTTGCACGAATATCTTTTGCGGACAGAAGGCATCCTCGGCGTACCGCACCTTCTCGGACGCCAGGAAGTTCTGTAGACTGTTCGTGATCATCGCCACTTGCGTCTGGATACTCTTGAAGTACTTCGGTACAATGTTCCATATATCTTGATCCGAGTACTTCTGAGCATATTCCAGGTAGCCCCGCACGCACTTCATCAGTATCACCGGCAACTCGAGCTCCAACTTATCATCGAGGTGCGGATCGGCGTTATGGACCTGTTTACTGAAATTCCAGGGGAGGATACGTCGTAGGACACTACCCGAATTGTCTTTCCAGTTGGGCACCTCGTTACCGCCCAGTATCCCCGGAGTTTTCCACTCGACGGAGTGTGCCTTCTCGAACTTGCGCGCGACCGATACGTCTTCGCCGCTGACCAAACTTTGAAACTCGGCTTGTTCCAGACACAGATCGCCTTTTACTTCAGGAGCAATGAACATGAACCCGTCGTAGATACTCGACAGACCAAACTTCTTTTCGATGTTGTTTGACAGTGTGCGCACATCGTCCGACTCGTAAAACTTCTTGAACACTTTGGTGATGATCGTCGATTTACCGGATCGGGCTATACCTTTCAAGAACGGGATGATTTGCCAGCGGTCTATATCCCCGACATCGAAACACATCTTACCACCCATCACGTACAGCCACTTGCACACGTCGACCTCAAAGTGCTGGTAGTCCAGGACACTTTGGAAATGAGGTGTTGGGATATCCCACCAGTCCTCAATATCATCATACCGCTTGAACGTCTTGTCAAAGTACTTCGAACTTACAATCGTTGGATCCAAGCACCGAAACTCATTACTCTCGTACGGGTAAAACCTCGATATGTACTTGCCCGTCGAAGGGTGCCACTCTTTGCCTACGAACAGACCGTTATTGAACGACCACACGTGTCTATTTTTTTGTATTTCCGGGAACTGAATATCCTTGCACTCGGTCAAATGACGTATCGTATCCTTGGCCGCCGTGCCTTTCGACGTCAAGTTCTTCCAGACCCCGAAGCGAGTTTCTTTTTGGGCGATGCTATACACAAATTCAGGGATGGTCATGATGGGCTTCCATGCTTTGGTCGCATACCCGTCTGCCGTTTCGATTTGTTTACAACATTGACCCTTGTACTTGCGGATATTGTACAGGTACGTCTCGTTCAACATCGCCAGGAGGAGTTGCTGGTACGGACTGATATCGTCCAGATCCATCGTCGTACACCTAAAAAGCGAATGTTCATTCTCCGAGTTGGCCGGAATGAGTGTCGGGTGGTTTATACGCTCGTACTGTCGAGTGTACCTAAATATCATCTCGTAGGCGTCATCCGCCATATCTATCAACCTGTTAATACGCACCGATACCTTGTACTGATTATTGTTCACGTCGTTGGAGTCCTGATCGAAAATGTTCAGGGCAACTGCGCGATGGTACAATTCCCCTAGAACTCTCTGTTTACGCTTGTTCTGCTCGTAGATCCTCTCCGCGTTCAAATCTTTTGGTAGACCCACATCGTTCAGTTCAGTCTCACTGTAAAACTGCTTGAAACAGTTGGTGAGCGGGATCCAAGGATCACCCTGACAGTCAAGCCTCCATTGCTTTTCCAGCTGAGTAATGAATGTCAGGAGTTGCTCGGACGTCAACCCTTGTACTTGTGATTTGAGTATCTCCAACCTCGATTCGTTTTGGTCGCTTTCAGGGTGTATATAATGTACCTCCATTTCTATTATAGTAGAGCGAGATTTTTTTAAGGCTTTTTAGCTAGGTGCGACACGATCTTGATAAGTATCTTATTTTGGGTCTCTAAAGCCGATGCGATCTTCGACATCGACTGTCCAACCGTCTCACCCTCCTCGGACGCCAGTAAGTTCATCAGCAGGCCAGGAAAGTCAACTTCGTCGCCTTCCTCTATCATCATATCAAGTTCATCTTGTTCGTTTGTATCAGACATTTATTAAGACCCTATGTTTTTTTCGGTGACCTTTACCGCGTTTTGGTCAAAAAAAAATCTTGGTATAGTGTATAAAACTCACAAATGGCAGGCGGACTTATGCAACTCGTAGCTTATGGTGCTCAAGATGTCTATCTTACCGGAAACCCCAAAGTCACTTTTTTTCAGGCCGTGTACAAGCGCCACACTAACTTCGCCATGGAAATCATCGAACAGACCGTCAACGGTACCGCTGCCAATGATGGTCGTATCTCAGTTACTATCGCCCGTAACGGAGACTTGATCGGAGATATGTTCATGGAACTCAAGACTAATGCAGGTATCAAGTCTCGAGAAGGTGACAAAACTGTTGTCAGTGGAGTATGGGCCGCTGAGCGTGCCGTGAAGTCCGTGGAACTTTCCATCGGTGGACAACGTATTGACAAGCACTACCAACGTTGGTGGCGCTTGTACTCCGAGCTGTACCTCCCAATTGACAAGAAGAACGAGTGGGCCAAGCTTACTAGCGATGCAGCTGGAGGCGGTAACAAGGTGTACCTTCCCCTCATCTTCTTCTTCAACCGCAACCCTGGTTTGTACTTGCCCTTGATTGCTCTTCAGTACCACGAGGTCCGTATCGACTTTGATTTGGCCTCCAACTTCAGCTCGTACCTCGACACCTCTCTGGTCAAGGTCTGGGGTAACTACATCTACCTCGATACCGAGGAACGTCGTCGGTTCGCCCAGAAGGGACATGAATACCTTATTGAGCAGGTCCAACATACCGGAACTGACACCGTCACTTCCGGATCCACCAAACAGGTTCGTTTGTCTTACAACCACCCCGTCAAGGAGCTCATCTGGGCTTTGGGTGGATCTGATACTACCAACTCCCAAATGTGGAACTTTACCACCAACTGTAACACTTCGAATGCCGTTATCCTCGAGTCCAACCCCGATTTCTTAGGAGCGGCTTCTAGTTATGGAGGTAACTCTAACGTCTTATTGTTATCCAGTTTACAAGTTGCCGCTGGTGTACCCCAGCTGCTCACCGGTAATGTAGCTTCTACTAGTGGCGGACAGACCGTATCTGCCTACCAGTGGATTGAAGACGGAGTGGTTTCAACTCGTAGATCAGTGGGACCTCTTGATACCTTCAAGTTGATCCTAAACGGACAGGATCGGTTCAAGGCCCAGCCCGGTAAGTTCTTCAACCAGATGCAGCCTATGATGCACCACTCCGGAAACCCTTACCCCGGAGTGTACTGCTACTCATTTGCTCTCAAGCCCGAGGAACTCCAGCCCACCGGAACATGCAACTTCTCCCGTATCGACAACTCCCAGGTCGAAGTCCTTCTCAAGTCTGGAGCTGATAACAACACCACCTTGGCGATGTTTGCCGTGAACTACAACGTTCTCCGCATCCAGTCCGGTATGGGAGGTCTCGCTTTCTCCAACTAAATTTGTTGGCTAATTTTAATAATTAGATGCCATACGTTATCCGTAAAGTAAGAGGCCGGAACTTGTATTCCGTTAAAAACCCTGTTACGGGTAAAGTTCACTCAAAAGCTACCACCAAAAAAAAGGCCGAGGCACAAGTCAGGCTTCTTTGGGGTGTAAACAGAGTAAGGATCGTGTAGCTCAGTGGTCAGAGCGAACGGCTGTTAACCGTTAGGTCACAGGTTCAAACCCTGTTATGATCGTTAGGGTACGTATATACTTTTCTTTTAACAAAAAGTATATATCTATTATAAATGGTCTACGGACAACTTAGTTATGAACAAATATACAGTGGAACACGGGCAAAGGGTCAAAAAGGTACACTTCAAGCCAATGACGGAGACGGATGTTTGATGAGCACACTCGCTAATATTACATCAAACGGTATTTTATCAGCTCCTTTTTTTGTTGGTAATGGGTCGGGACTAACAGGTTTACCTACTACACTTCAGCAAGTTGTAAACAAAGGCAATACAGTGACTTCTAACACTGTTCAGATTTACAGTTTGGTGACGACAGGGTCAGTTACGGGTATTGCCAATATTTTACCAGTCCATACCCTCGATGTGGGATCGAACCTCTACGTTTCAGAACTTGGCTCTAACGTTTTGTTTATAAATGGTAACCTCTACGCCACCAAACTGTTTGGAGACGGCTCGAGTTTGACCGGTATACAGTCGTCAGCGCCTACTCTACAGTCAGTAGTTAACCAGGGTAATGTCGTAACTGGTAATACCGTTCAGTTTTCAAGTCTTGTAACTTCTTCATTAACAGGTATTGCCAATATTTTACCAGTCCATACCCTCGATGTGGGATCGAACCTCTACGTTTCAGAACTTGGTTCGAATGTTTTGTTTATAAATGGTAACCTCTACGCCACCAAACTGTTTGGAGACGGCTCGAGTTTGATAGGTGTACAAGCATCGGCGCCTACTCTACAATCGGTAATAAACGTAGGGAATGTCGTAACGGGTAATACCGTTCAGTTTTCAAGTCTTGTCACTGATCTAGGTTCATTAATAGGTATATCCAATCTCAACCCTATCCATGCCCTGGATGTTGGGGTGAACTTCTATGTTACGGATACTGGTCGTATAAAATGCGAACTTAACACTTCGGACAACGATGATATTTATCCTGTATCCTTTCTTGATACGAATACACTCAATAGTAACAATTCGCCTATTTTGTTTAATGACAATATCGGTATTAAACCGAATAAAGGTATACTTAATATAAAAGGGTATGGAGCTGCCATTGATTTAGCTGATAGAACGTATAATAGTAACGTATGGCACCATCACGTGAACAGTTTTGGAAGTGATATCAGTCAATATTTCGTATATTATCAACCGAACGGAAAGAGTTTTATGTCATTCGCTTCGGATGGACGGGCGGCCTTTGCGTCAATGAACAATAACCAAGAATATATACCGAATACTCCAAGCACTGTCGAATTTGGAAGTAATGTAGCGATGTACGATCTTAGTCCGTCTGGTTACGTACTGAAAGTAACTGGTAACACGTACAGTGACGGATTATTAACTACCGGAACTGCCAACAGTGGTATCGCCAACACGAACCCTATACATACCCTAGACGTCGGGTCGAACCTCTACGTTTCAGATACAAGTGTCAACGGCAACGTCCTCGTGGTCAAAGGCAATATATTTACTAACGGGGCGTTCCAAATGTCAACGTTGCAATCCAACGGTGTAATATTCGTCAACTCGTCTAATATTTTAAGCACTGATTATGCTTCGTTTAGATACGATCCAACTTTGCATATCCTGAAAGTCGACGATGTAGGCGGAGGTGATTTAAGGCTCGTGTCCGGCGGTGGGATTTTCAAGCAAGCGACTATTAAAGGTCAAGCTATTTATACCGAGCCGAATAACGGAGGCGAAATTCATTTCCAGTTAGCCGATAACGGCGTCGTTACGAACATGCCCTGCATAGGCGTTGCTATGACTAACTACAACAATAATGATACGGGGTACATTGTCACTCATGGTCCAATATTTAACCTCACTACATCAAGTGTCATGGTTGATACTTTAACACCGGGAGCGAGCGGGGATATCGGCAAGATCGTGTACGTGTCAAATGTCGCTGGCAAATTCACGATTACACGGCCTACTAATCCGGCAAATCTCGTCCAGAACCTCGGTATAATTTTGAAAGTGACCGGAAATGGAGTTGGTCAGACGTTCGATATGCAGATCTTAGGTACGGGGCGGTACGAGGACGCTCCTAATTTAATCCAAGCTGCTCAGGCCAATGTGTACCAGTACCTATCAGTTGGCGGAGCTCTCAATACATCGGCCAACTTGTACGTCACTGGCAACGCCTACATCTCTTCCAATTTGTCGGTAGGTGGATCTCGAATAGGTATCTCCAATGTCAACCCGGTGCATACCCTGGACGTCGGGTCGAACCTCTACGTTTCAGAATTAGCCTCCAACGTCCTTTTTGTAAGGGGTAACGTGGCTGCTACTTACTTTGTAGGGGACGGATCGAGGTTGTCCGGTATCCAAACCTCAGCACCGACCCTCCAGTCAGTGATCAACCAGGGTAACGTCGTGACCGGTAATACCGTCCAGTTGTCCAACCTTGTAACAACGTCCGGTTCGTTGACCGGTATGGCCAACCTGGTACCCGTCCATACCCTGGACGTCGGGTCGAACCTCTACGTTTCAGAATTAGGTTCTAACGTCCTTTTTGTAAGGGGTAACGTGGCCGCTACTTACTTCTACGGGAACGCCGCCTACCTTACAGGTATAACTTCAGGTGGTTCTGTCACTGTAACCCCTGTACCAAGTAATATCAATATGTACTACCCCGTTCTTTCTTCAGTGACCACCGGCACGCCTTCATTGTACACTGCAAATCCTAATGTGTACTATCAAGGATCTAACCTGTACATTTCAGGGACTATCAAAGTCCTCAATACTTCTAAATCGCTCATAGAAAGCAATATTGGTCTCGGTATGAACCAGAGGTACGGTATAGGAGCGGATACAACCCTACAAAAATTGACACTTTTCACTCCAGATACTGAAGGATATATAAGTTTTGGTCAAGCTAAATCTGATGGTACGTATATCGAACTTGCAAATGTTAACAGTTTATCCACAATGGTCAGTAACTTGGTAGTTTCGGCAACTGACGGAGCGTTTAGTACACTCATAGCCAATACGATCAACGTCAACCAGTCTTCCACTTCCTACAAGACCATTAAAGTGACATCGGTGAACGGTACATCCCTACGAAACATTAATTTTACCAATACGATCGAAGGAGCGCAGACGATAATTAATATTTACCCTTTGCGAACCTCAGATCTTGATATTTTTGCCAACTTTTCCAATACGGTCGGGCATGTCGGAACACGCACCAAAGTCAATTTTCTTTCCAATATCATTATAAACTCGGCCAGTCATGCCATTTTAGCGTGCTACACTACAGACAGTAACACGTTCGTAAGTGTTTCCGAGTACTTTTAGTCATTCATCGTAGGTAAAAAGGTCGCTGATTTCTTTCCAATTACCGACTGTCATCACATGCTGGTCGTCCTTGCACCAAGGGTAGACCGGACTGCCTATGAACTGCACGGATGATATCCCGCTCGCCTCGCACTCGTGACAGGTATAATAACTGTCATCAATCATCAGTCCAAGACCGAGCTGGTTTGCTATAACCGACTTATCGGTCTCGTACTGCGTGAAACTGTTGGTCAGGTAACAATCCGTGAACGTTTTCGGGAAATGCTCCTCGAGCCAATCGAACGTCACATCCTCGGCAATAGCCTGCCGGCCTGTAATAGCATAAATCTCGTGTCCCTTGTTCTGCAAAACGCGCAACGTTACCTGAGAGCCATGTATAGGCCGCATTCTTTTGAAATCCTCCGTGCGGTAAAACTCGTCGACCATCTTTGCCGATTCGCGTTGGGACATCCCGAACATCGTGCTGTACACGTACGGGTACTTTTTGAGTACGGGCAACTTTAGATTTTTGGATTGAACCATCGTTTTCAAGAAGGGAGCAAGTACTTCGTCAATGTCTACACCGATACGCATTTGTATTTTTATTGATTGTATATAGTATCATTCTTTTATGTTACCAATCCGCTACGCACCGTATTCGTTGACCGATAAGAACCGAAAGCGCCAACTAAAATTACTCAAAAAATCAAGGGATCTTTATAAACGTCATCAGTACTTCACCCGACCCAAAATCAATTCGTACCCTGTCAAAGTATCAAGGCACATACTTAAAGCTCGTAAAGTGTACGGTATAAATACGGTAGTACCAAGCCGCGAACTTGCACACAAAACCGGGTGTACGGTATCAGCTTTGCGTCAAATTGTAAGGAAAGGCGAGGGGGCATATTACTCTTCGGGGTCCCGGCCTAGTCAGACCCCTCAATCATGGGGTCTAGCGCGCTTAGCCAGTGCGATTACCGGTGGTAAAGCCTCCGTGGTTAATCGGAAGATTTTGGAAAAAGGGTGTACTCGTTCACGTACTCCAGTTTAAGACCTCGAGTATACTTGGGTAGTTCCCGGCAGACCTGGTCCAGCTCTTCTTCCTTGAAATTTGAAAGTATCCTAGCCAATTGGACTACTCGTAATTTTGTATCATAATCGAGCCACCACGGGAACTCCACTTGATTAGTCTGTAGTGGAAAATTCAAGTCGTCACGGACAAAGAACCAGTTGCCGGTCGTGCACACGAACGTGTACCCTTCCACTTGTTTGTCTTCGGTACTCAACCAGCTCGGAACCGACTTGTCGACTTTCAAAATGACCACTTTAGCTCCGTGCCAGTTCTCAATTTCGTCGGGGCAAAAAACGTCCATATCTTTTTCCGGTGCGGCCAGGTACTTGTACCCGCACTCTTTCACGAGCCTCAGTGTATTATGGTACGAACCCATTTCATGGCACGTCCCGTTCTTTTCCAGACCCAAGTATTTTAAAATATATTCAAGCACACCATCTTCGCCGTTGTGGGAGTACACGTTACGCCTATACTTCAACATATTCATTTTCTTTGCTAGATATTGAAAAAGTACTTGGGTTTATCATGGACATTATTTTTGTTTACGTTATTATATTATAAATGGTATTCGGTGCAATCACCCAAGCGAGTGTATACCCTAATAGTTGGGGAAGTATAAAACGTATTAAATGGACAGGCGACTATATAATATTACCAGATAAGTTTGTAGGTGATATCGATATAAACCAAGATGGATCTAATATACACTTTTTATAAGCCTTTCTACCTAATAATTCATTGTACGCAAATATATGTACTATACCATTAGGTACAAAATATGTATTAAGTTCAAATACAGCTCCGGCAATAAGGGTTCCTGTTAATATAGGAGGATATGTATGGGGTTTTGGCTTTGATCCCAAGGGTACATCTTCTATTTTGGGGTGATCCTGCAGCCAATTATATAAACAACGTGTATACATCTAATCCTTTCATAGTACCAAACCCTTTTCCTACCAGTTTTACTAGTAAAACTGCTCAGATACCGGGTATGATGTCAGTTACTAATAAAACTTGGTTTTCGACTTTTTATCAAGGATATCCTCCTGCAATTAGTGATAAGACTTATAGCTACTTTGATAGGTTTGGTCGTGTCCGTGTTAGTCTTCCTTTATTAACTACTAATAAGTACAATGTTGGTGGTCATCATGGTATAAGTGCAGAAAAAGATAATAAAAGTAGTACTAGAATTATCAGGGATTAGTACAGGTAATAACAGAATGATACTAAATCGATTTACATCTAATCTTGGTGGAGGTGTAGTTGATCTTGTTAAACTACAGTGGGTAAACATATACCCATTGTTTCCCGCTAATATGAAACCAACTGGTTGTTATGGTATAGTTGTAGATCGTGAAAAGGGGCAATGGTTGTTCGTGAATGCAATAATTAATGGTTTGTATACTATTTGCAAGTTTCAGTTGCGGGCAAATTGATATATATATATATATATATATAATAAATGGTGTTCGGTGCAATGACCCAAACAAACGGTTTTGAGAGTGGATTTAACATCAAAAATGTACGATGGACCGGGGACTACTGGAGTGTTTCTAGTAGTACTACTGACGTGAACCGTATAACTGGAATATTCTTAAACCCAGCTGGGTCAAACGTGTATTTTATGAATTCAGCTCCGCCAAATATTAGTATGCCAACACTCAACATACTTCAACTAGCCGAACCTTTTAAATTGTCTTCATTGATTAGAAGGGTAAAAACTAGTGCATTTGGTACAAATCAGAGATATTTTGGATGTGGTATGACACCTGAAGGAACACTTATTACTGTTAGAGATAATTTAGGGAATATTCAATTTGTCACATCATCCGGTGGAACGAACTATGCTTTTCCTATGGTTCCAGGTGTTATTAATATTACTTATACATCGACTGGTGGTGGTCCAAAAGCAGGTCCATATTATTTTATGGCTGCAACCGGTAACAGCTCAGTTCCAACACTAACTTGTAATGCCGATGTTAAATCAGGTAGTACTATAACTTCTAGTCAAACGACTGTGTATACTTATTTACTTAATATGACATTATCAACGTCATTTATCGTCCCTTCTCAGGGTTTGTACAATACAGGTGTTGCCGGTATAGAAGTCGATATTAGTTCTTCACGTAGAAAACTTTATACGTTGGAAAATGTTAATATCGTCGCAAACACGATGCATTTAGCATGCACTTATTTTAATTCTACTACATTATCAACTTCCACTATACTACCAAATATCCAACGTGTTAATTTGTACCCTTTACTACCAACCGCTTTAAAACCTACACGGGCCCATGGACTGTGCGTTGACAGGAAAAATGGTCAGTACTTGTACATATGTTGCGATATAGATCCATCTGCTACGCAGGCAATTTTAAAATTTCAGTTGCGGGCAAATTGATATATATATATATATAATAAATGGTGTTCGGTGCAATCACTCAAGCGAACGGTTTTGAGAGTGGATTTAACATCAAAAATGTACGATGGACCGGGGACTACTGGAGTGTTTCTAGTAATACTACTGACGTGAACCGTATAACTGGAATATTCTTAAATCCAGCTGGTTCTAATGTTTATTTTCTCAACACGGCATCATTAAGTACTAGCAATGTTGTGCCATTTTTGCATATACTTCAACTAGCCGAACCTTTTAAATTGTCTTCGGTGATTAGAAGGGTACACAATAGTCCTTCAGCATTTACTAGAGTTTATGGAGTCGGTATGTTAACTAACGGAAAAATTCAATTTAATGCTTCACATTACAACAGTACTTCACAAAGTATTAGAGTTTATTATTCTACTGGTAATTTTGGAAGAAATTATGTTTTTCCTATGTCTGCAGGTAGAATTAGTGCATTTAGTATTACTGGTGCTTCCACTCCTTTACAATTTACTTATTTTTCGGCTGCAACCAACACTTCATCTGAAATAATAACTTGTTATTCCGATGTTGCTTCGGGTGCTACTATAACTGATACTCAAAAGACTGTTTATACTACTACAATTAATGGTACAGCAACGCAACAATTTATTATCCCTTATCAAAATTTGTACAATACAGGTCTTGCCGGTGTAGAAGTCGATATTATTTCGTCAAACAAAAGACTTTATACGTTGGAAAATGTTAATATCGTCGCAAACACGATGCATTTAGCATGCACTTATTTTAATTCGACTACATTCGCAAGTTCCACTATACTACCAAATATCCAACGTGTTAATTTGTACCCTTTACTACCAACCGCTTTAAAACCTACACGGGCCCATGGACTGTGCGTTGACAGGAAAAATGGTCAGTACTTGTACATATGTTGCGATATAGATCCATCTGCTACGCAGGCAATTTTAAAATTTCAGTTGCGATAATCGACCTATTTGAGACGGAGCATGTATATCGTACTGTCCGTCAATTCGGTAATTTGATCGAGGATGTTGGCGAGGTACGAATCGCGAGTGGCTTTACGAGCTTTCATAATCACTTTTAGGAGTGCGCTCAGGAACGTCGTGGCTTTACGCGGATCCTGGGTGACCGGGTACGTCTCGTAGCCATTAATAGTGCCGTACTTGCCCTGGTAGGCCTCGGCGTATGCGTCCAGCAGTTCGCTGATACCTTCATAGAACTTCTGGAGAGCCTTGTGTTGAGCGTACGAACCGGTACGTAGATGGAACACGTGTGCTTGGGTTCGAGCATGCATTAAAACAGAGACAAGTTTAGACATTATAATATGTAATAACATTAAAATGTTGAATATTATTCAAGCTATAAAGGTGTACTATAATACGATACGAATTCTCATATTCATGACGCATTGGATGGTTTTGAAATTGCATCGCATCCACCAGAAATTCAACGAACTACAATCCGTACATTGAACTTCTTTTCAATCAATTTCTTGGCGCAGTCGAGACAGGGTTTGCTCCATAGGAGCCATCGCGACCAGAACCCGGCTGTTGCCATCCCCGATTTCCCCCAGTTCTCACGCAGTCTATGTCGGAACAAGTACCGACGCATGCGAGCTGGATCTTTGTGGATCGTGTAATCCGAGTACCCTTTTTGACCGAAATCGACAGTTTTGCCGTCTGGTAACTCCGCTCGAAACTTTTTGTCTTTGGTGGGACTTTTAGTGATGAGTATGTATGGATGAAGCATTATTGTAGTTAATTTTAAGTGCGATAAAAATAAGGAGGGCGATGATAAGAACATTAAAAATAATGTTGCATAGTACAACAGGGTAGACCTTTTTCTTTATCTTCTCGTTATCCATTAACATATCAATAGCCTGACTTGTAAGATCCATGGATAAGTATATTAAATTGGTATCTAAAACCCCGACAGAAAAAAATAATATTGTTGGTCGTGCAGATAGTATCCGACACTTGAGAAACAGTATTGTCACCAAAAAAACACCTTTAATTATGCTGTACGGCAAACAAGGTGTGGGTAAAACCACGATCGTACATGAAAGTCTCAAAGGTCTCAATTACGTGTACTTTGACATCAAAAGTGACAACGATATACACGAGAACAGTAATTATCACGTGATCATCGAAGAAATCAATAGCAACTTGCTCGATTACTTGCAGGCCAAAGGCCGGATGTCCCGAGGAACCACCATTCTTGTTCTTAATCAACCGGTCGAGTTAGACTGTGAGACGGTGGAGGTGCCGGCTCTTACGGTTGAGCAGCTCGAGGAGATCCACCCGTGCAACCAATCAGCGGTCATGTCGAATGGCAACATTCACAATTTCAAGTTTTACTGTCAGTTCAGTGATGCCAAAGACGAGTTTTGCAGTTCAGGGGATTTTGTCACTGATATGTTGTGCAATCCCACTATGAAAAGCTCCTCGGAGTACTTCAAAAGAGCGTTTGATGATCGAGGGTACATGTGGAGTATAGTTCACGAGAACTACCTCGATTACCCCGATGTGGATATGGAACAAGTATCGGATCTCATGACCTTGGCCGATGTGGTTGATACGCGATTGTACAAAGGTGACTATGAGATGTTTCCTTTATTTAACATGACGGCTATCATTATGCCCTCTGTTTATATAAAAGGCAACTTGAAAAAGAACAAACTTCGACCAGGGAGTTGCTGGACCAAGTTTAATAATTTCAAGATGCGAGAAGGTAAACTCAAAAGTATCAAACACAAATTGACCAGTCTCGACAATATCGAACTTATACGGAAGTACTGTACGTACGATAAAACAAAGGCCCTCGAGTACCTGAAAACGTACAAGCTGACTTCGAATGATCTAGATGTCATGAACCATCTCGGTATTCAAAACAAATTTAAACCTAACATTTTACAGTATTTCAAGAAGATTTTGAAGTCTTACGGCTCCTCCTAAAAAATAGGTACATCACACATAGGATCAATAATCCTAAAGCTATCATATTACCCAGTTCCATGGGTTTGGTTGAAGGAACAGTCAATCGCTCTATTCGTTCGTGGTCAATAACCGGCAAAGACATTACCTAATAACAGTTCGATAGATTTTTGTAGTGAACGGTTCGCTGCGACCAACTACGTTGACATTTTGATTATCATACATCTCATTACAGCCTATATCCTCTGTACAGTCCCGTCCTTCATAGCTCACCGGCAAAGGGTAAACCTGTTGACCAGGAGTTGTCGTGTAGTAGTTCCATCGGCTATTGTAGGCGTAACTTGGTTTGCCATACAGTGGTAACGTCTCATTAGAATTACCTAAAAGTATACCCACTTGTTGGTACTCCATAGGTCTATAGTTCTTGTATGGAGGTGGACGAGCTTCGGGTAACTGTACAGTTGGTTCTTTATTCACGTATACGACCCTGGTTTTTTCTATAACTGGTACGGGCGTTTGTTGGATTGTTAAAAAAATGTATACACCGAACACTGAAACTAAAAGTACACATATGAATAACCATATGTTTATTTTTTTCATTATATAAGTATATATACATAATAATGTCACTCTGTCCATACCAAAACATATTTGGAAAAGTTGGCGAAGGGCCGCACAAGTACCGCCTTTTTGGGTTTGCGATTGTTGATACGGTTGCGACTTTAGTATTAGCTTTTATTATTGCTCGATACACGAAACAAGATCCTACACTTGTTTTTATAGCACTCGTTTTACTCAGTATAATTGTACACAGGGCATTCTGTGTCGAAAGTACTTTAACAAAACTCGCACTTGGTAAACAAAAATGAAGTGTACCGTATTTGCACCGATGATCACCATTAACGATCGAAAGTACATATACTTCAATTTGTCACCCGAAGATGTCATCAAGTGCGCCAAAAGTAAAGTGGACTTTGATCCATTACTTGGAACAGTCCTCAAAGTCAAAGTACCGTTTCGGTACAACCGGGTTATGTGTAAAGTGAACGGTCTCCGCACAATACATGAACTGAAAAAAGGTGATTCTGTAGATATACGTATCGAGTACACCGGCACCTGGAAAACACCAGAAGGGGGGGGTACTGGATCAACATGGAACCTTTTAGAAGTTTTTACTTAGTCTATAAACTCTTTCCACCAGGGGTCGTTTTCAACGTACTTTTCAAGTTCTTTTTCGACAATGTCCGCGTACTTGCACCCGTACAATAGTTTGTTCTTGTAACAACGTATAAGTAATACATTACTCGTTTTCTCTGTGAAAACCTCGAGTAACCTATATACTTCAGGGATTGGAATCATCTATCACTTCAGTATTTTCTATAATGGCTTTATTATTTATATCGAGTTCGTCGATGCCCATACTTTTGAGCTGTTTAAACACTTGGAGAGACCCTTCCATTTTCAAGAGCTCTTTGTTAAACTTGTCCATCGTTTCCGAAATTTGTCGAATGTTGTCATCAATACTCAATTTCATTTATTACCGAATTAAAGTCGAGTAGCTTTAAATTACTAAAGATGTTGACGAGAAGCGGCTATGTCATCCCCTTGACCAAAAAGGATCAAGTGAAATCCGATTTGACCGTGAGACCTTTGGCCGCTGAAGGGTACCCCCAACCACCTTCGTTTAAAATCTATAGAGTAGATAAAAGTCTCTGCGTTCCGAGGTTTTATGGAGAGCAGAAGTTCGGCGATCCGGCTGAAGATACACGTCCCGAACCTTCCAAGGCCTCTATAAAATTCGTAGGCAAACTGAAAGACGAGACCTTTCAGAACGAAGCACTCAAAAAAGCCATGGAGGCTGGTCACGGTGTCTTATCATTACCGTGTGGGTACGGCAAAACGACGGTCGCTTTAGCCCTTTCGGCCAAACTGGGGTACCGCACGATGATTATCGTCCACAAGGAGTTCCTGGCGCATCAGTGGCGCGAACGTATCGAGCAGTTCTGTCCGGGTTCGACCATTGGTCGTATACAGGGGAACACGTGTGATGTACAGCACGATTTCGTGATTGCGATGTTGCAGTCATTGACTTTGAAAGAGTACAAGTTTGATGCGTTTGAGAGTTTTGGGACGGTGATTGTAGACGAAGCGCACCATATATGCGCTCAAGTGTTCTCACAGGCCCTGTTCAAGATTTGTCCTCGGCACCTGTACGGCTTATCAGCTACCCCCGATCGCAAAGACGGACTGACCAAAGTCCTGAACTGGTTCATGGGTCCCACATTTTTCAGTGTCGCTCGTAAAGACCAAACGCAAGTGGAAGTGTTCACTATTGAATTTGATCATTCCGGTCCTTTGCCAGTGAACAGGTGCGGCAAAGTGTCGTTGGTGAATATGATTACTGAGCTGGTAGAGAATGATGACCGAAATAAACTGTTAGTAAAAACTATCAAAAAGATTGGTAAAAACCGGAAGGTGCTCGTACTGAGTAATCGTCGAAATCATTGTGAGGTACTGCACAGTCATTTCAAGGACTTAGGAGGGTTATATATGGGCGGGATGTCGAGGGATGCACTGGAAGAAACCAGTAAGAAACAAATCATATTCGGGACGTTCAGTCAGGCTCATGAAGGTCTTGATATCCCGACATTAGACACAGTCATACTGGCTACACCGAAGTCCGATATTCAGCAGTCCATAGGAAGAATTTTGCGCGAGACACCTGGTAAAAAGAACAATCCGCACATTTATGATATCAAGGACAACTGGAACTATATCCTGACATCCATGTACAAGAAACGCCTTGGAGTGTACCGATCGGGACAGTTTACGATACATGGATACGAGGAGGAAGTACCGGTGATACCCAAAGGTGTTATTCTCTTCAAGTAAAAATAGCGTGACGGTTCATATTACCAAAAGTTGTATATTCACCGTGTGTAAAATAATAAAAGTCGTCTGGTATACTCATCAGTATCATAACGAGTAATATACATGAACACGATGTCGAGGTTATTAAACAAACAGTCGTACCAATTTGTTGATTTTCTTTTTTTGGTAAGTATATATTTATACTAAAACATAGTAAACAAATAATAGATATTATCAAAAATACACTCATTCTTATATCGTTCTCAAATCCTAATCGCAAAATACCCATTTTAATATATACAATATTTGTTTTACTCGGTGATAACATACCCTAGTCTTTCAGCGACAATGTTAATTATAAATTTATCATCCGAATTCCATTGCTGATATTCTTCTGGTGTAAGTGTGACATAATCTGTTTTTGTTATCTTTCCAGTGTTATCGTACGAGTCTACTATAAACGTAGCATCGGTAAACAAGTTTAATCTTAATAGTTTAACATCAAATCCTACTATACTTCGCCATACACCCACTGGTTTTATATTGTTCATTTATTTTACTCTTTATTTATTTTTTTAAAATGTCAGCTGTAAAAAGTATTATCACACTTAGAATAAATACTACAGCTACATAGTAACATTCGGACTCCATATCGTCTTCTTCTATTTTTTTTGGGGGTTTTATGGTTTTATTCATAACCGGCGGAGGAGGTTTTTTTATTACTTCATCAATAGGGGCATATGATATCATTACTATTATGTATTATTACTATTTTTTTGTTTACAATGTAACCTCATTCATTTTTTTCTTGTTGTTCTTTCTAGGCTTTGCTATTTTAACTTCACGTACTTCACCTCCAGTCGATTCGCCTGAGATTGAAACAATGTCGGATACACTTTCATTATCTTCTTCCTCTTCAATAACTTCAGTAACACGCGTGTTCATTGGCATCATTGGTGGCATCATAATTCCTCCCATCAGACTGCTTATATCTAAACCAGGTCCTTTCATCTCCCTCCGTCCTGTGTGAATGTCGATTGGACTCGCTGGACGCTGAGTAGGATCCTCTGGGGCAGCACCGGCTTGACGCTGCTGAGTATTCTTTACGGCGTTCATCATATTTTTGACCAGATCAGGGTTCTGTTTGAGTACATCGTTCATATTAGGCATCGCGGTTTTGAACATACTGTTGGTCAAGTGGAACATCATCGCACTGCCTCCCAACATCATGATGAGTTTGATTTCCGGAGCGACGGCCACCTTGTTACGGTACTTTACATACAGTTCTTCAAATACTCCATCGTAATCGTCTACGTTCTCCATCACACTTTCTGACCATCCTTCAAGTTGTACATCGAAAGGATTGTACCGTTTATTCAGGAATTCTACACCTGTGACACAGGCTATAAGCATTCGTCTGGAAAATTTTATAGACTGCTCAGTCTCGATACCGTACATAATTCGCTTAAGTTCCGTACGTAACTCAGTTATAGATGAATATGCATTGAGGCGTTTATTGACATTGAACCCTTTTTTTTCCAGACGAGATAATTTGTTAAGAATATCAGCTTTTTCCTCCTCTATACTTGTGTACCCTTCACCAGGCTGTTCCTCAGGTGAACCACCTCCGCCATAGTCCTCCATAACCTCAGGACCATCGTCCATCATCATATCCTCAGGTTCGTCGTCAGGTATATGCATAGACTGGTGTTGTTCGCTACGATTTTGTGATTTATTAGGGTTTGTGAATGCATTTAAATCAGGTTGTACAAAAGAAGATTGTACAACAGCAGGCCGTCTTTGTGGTACAAAAGATTTTTTAGGAATGGCTGGTTTGCGAGAAATTTGAATTTCGTCAAGCATGGCTTGTTCTTCAGTATCAAGTTTCAGTACATTAGCAGGTGCAGAACGCTGAATAATTATATTGTCATCCATATTAGTCACTGCTTGGAAAGTAATAAAAAGTCTTTAACGCAGTATAAAATAATATCATCCTTAGAATAAAAGATGAAAATTTCAGTCAAAAAACTTATTTTATATGTTATTATTGCTATATTGTTATATCTTATATTAACCAGTCGTAAAAGTGGATACATTACTGGACGTGATATCATGATCACTGAAGACCCAGCTAGCGCAGGAAATATATTTGACCTCAGTTGTTCAGAAGACTGTGTACCAGGTGAAAAAAATGGTGATTATTACACCAAAGATTTATCTCCGTGTGGGATGTGCGGTTCTCAAAAATTTGTAAACAGTAATTTTAATTACAAAATAAGTGGAGGGTTTGGGGATGATATTTAATGTTACAATAGATTAATGAGTACTTACATCATACATACCGACTCTCTTTCTTCAAATTCATGGGTCCAAGGATCCCAAAACTATTACACATCTTATTTACGAAGACCTATACGAGACGTCACAAAAATTGATATCGTCAGTCTAAGTGTCGACGTGTCACAGGCCACCACCAACGTTGTTTATTTGTACGTAGATCAATTTGTAAGTACATATAATCAACTTGCTTTATTAAACGATGGATCATCTGAACCATCCACCAAGAGTAAACTCACTGGATCACTTGCTCGAATAAATGTACCTTCGGTCACCACGCGATTGTTGTACCCCAATAATAACGATTTCCCTCTTGTTACTGAATTCCGAACACCGATAAATTCAATAGACCGTATCACTACTCAGTTGTACGATGAGGATGGAGTTCGACTGGTTACTTCATCGAATGTGTTTGTCACGTACCGTTTGACAACTGTATCAGCTGATTATCAGAGCTCGCCATTTTAAGGAAAAATAAAAAATATGTATACACTATATTAAATGTCTGGAGGCGTTGCACAACTCGTTGCTATCGGAGCACAAGATGCTCATTTAGTCGGAAACCCCGAAGTTTCATTTTTTAGATCGCAGTATAAACGTCACACCAACTTTTCCAGTGTCGTCGAACGACAGGTCATACAGGGTAACCCTGGTAGCGGTGGTCTTTCTACTGTTCGGTTCGAACGTAAAGGTGATCTTCTCAGTTACCTGTACTTGACTAAAAAGGACAACACTGGAAAGATCGTAAATATCGGTGTAGGTGACATTGATAAAGTTGAGCTGCTTATTGGTGGGCAAGTTATTGATACGATCGACTCCAGTTTCAGCGCTAATATCGCTTCGACTTTGTGTGCTTCATCATTCGCTCGATCACAAATGTACAATACCGATGGAACGACCAGGCCTAACTTTTATCCTTTATTGTTCTGGTTCTGCGAACACTATCAGGCCTCTTTGCCCCTGGTGTGCCTCCAGTACCATGATGTAGAAGTCCGTATCACCTGGGCTACTGTATCCGCCGGAACATCGTACGAAATGTGGGCTAAATTTATTTATCTCGATACACAGGAGCGCGAAGACCTTGTCAAGACCCCGCAAATGATGCTCATCTACCAGAACCAGAAGGCGATCCAGTCCGGAACCAAGACCCAGGAGCTTAACTTCAACCACCCCATCAAATTTTTGGCCTCCACTTCAAACTTGTTCGACAGTTTAACCACTACAACCAGTATTCGCTTACAAATCAACGGTGTTGATATCGGAGACGCCAAGCCTATGGACCCTCATTTCACCCGAGCACCTTACTACTACCACACGGATACGGACTACTCGGAGTACCCCGAAAATTCTGCTTCAGCTGATCAGTTCCTGTTTCCTTTCTGCCTCAACACCAATAAATTGCAGCCGACCGGATCCCTCAACTTTAGTCGTCTAGATAGCGTTCGTCTCATAACCGATAGCGGTAACGGCTTCAATCAGTGTCCAGTCTACGGCGTCAACTACAACATCCTCAAGATCCAGAACGGCATGGGCGGACTTTTATACGCCAACTAAATTCGCTACATTAAGTAAAATGGACAACTTACTCATTATGGTTTTATTGATTGCTTTTATATTCGTTCTCACCTATGATCCCCGATCAAGAACACTTGATCGTTTTATTAGCCCGACCACGGGTGATGACGTGTGTAGGTACCAAACTCTTCAGTTTGGTCGCCTCGCGGAATCATGTGTCATGGAAAAACCCAAAACGGACCATCTCGGTGCGGTAATCGGACGTTAAAATTATATAGGAAATCTTATATATGTTGCCTCTGAACCGTGAAACCTTATTAATGGTGGTCGCCGTGGTATGTGTCGCCATCTCGCTCTATCTATACAAAGAACTCAACAAGGCCAAAGCGGAGCTGAGTTTACTCAGCTCCCACAAACCAGTGTCGCCAGCGCCTGTTAATGATGTGAATAAACGAAAACCTATTCTGGTTAAAAAGTCTGTAACTGTCAAGGAACCACCAGTAGAGGATGAAGCAGCTGAGGCAGAATTAACCGAATAAATCTATAACCGAATAATAGAATGTCGATCCGCGAGGAAAGACACAAAACTATCACCGTTCTCGTATCTTTCATTGATGACAAGCCCAGATTCCTAACCGTGCGAGATAGAAGACATAAGGATTGGATATTCATAACGGGAGGCTGTCGTAAAAGAGAGACCTCTAATCCGTTACGCTGCGCGCTTCGTGAACTCGAAGAAGAAACACGCGGTGTTATCCTGCTAAAGGAAGGATCCTATTCCCATTTTTCTTTTGTCCATAACACCAGGACACCGGAAGAAGAAGAACAGGATCGCATAGATGACCTCGACGTCATCGTCGTATACAACGTATACATTATCGAATATAACGTGTCAAGAGACATACAGACGTCCATCATAGAAGAATTTAATCGGAGGCGTGTTCAAGTCGAGCAACGCAAGAAACTGAAGCTGCATATACGAAGATCATATGACGAGAATGATATGATGAGTTTTGATACGATTGACGAGTTCAAGACCAAACAACAATGGAGTGTCATCAAAGAGTTTGTTATTGACAACCCCGAATTCTATGAAACATTGAAAAGCCCCAAGATGCCTTTCAACTTGTAATAATAAAAAATTAGTTTACTTAGTTACTAGTAACATGTTCAAAAAGTTCACTAGAAAACCAGGTGAGGAAATAACCCACGTCCTTATGGACGGAGGGATACTTTCGGTCCCCTTTGACAAAATGGAAGAGTTTTATAGCATCTATATTCATTCTGTCAAAACCAACCAAAAAGTATATGTCGTAGAGCAAAAAACCAAACTGTACAACTTTTTCGTCGATGTCGATTATATCGTCGACGAAGCGCTCACCAATGACAATATCGTATTGATAGCCAGTGCCATATGTGACAAAGTATCCGTGTTTTCACCTGGTACACCGTCACTCGTATCCGTCTCCGAACCCAAGAACAAGAACGGTAAAATCAAGACGGGAATACATATCAACTGGCCCGGTCTGGTGGTCGATCAGACCAATGCTATGGCTCTCATGGATCATATCATCCAGCACTTGAACAGTATCGACCCATCCAAAGAATGGACCAAGTACATTGACCAATCGGTGTACAAGGGAAGTGGGTTCAGGTTGCCATGGTCACACAAGAAAGCCAAGCATGAACAGTGTGATGGCAAAGGGTGCAGCGAGTGTCAAAAAGGCAAGATCACTGAAGGTGTATATTTGCCTATTCTGTTCAACTCCGAGCATATTACACAGGATATAACACTTGAAAAACTCCAATGGGCCACGGTACGTTCACAAGCCAAAGAATGTTCTGTGTACATCCCACCCACCTCGACAGACTTTGATGGTACTACAATCAAAACAACGCATGTCGACCTCTTACAAGAGTTTATCCAGAAGAATATCGAGGGTCAATCAAAAGCCAAAGTGCTCAAAGTTGTCAAAGCCAAAAAGTACATGTATAGTTATGCCGTATCAACTGATACCAGGTACTGTGCCAACAAGAAGGCCCAGCACAGTTCGAACCATGTATGGTTCGAAGTGAACAGCAAAGAACGAACCATATGCCAGCGATGTCACGATGACCAATGTGAGAAGTATACAGGTCGTAAACACCGTGTTCCGGATAAAATATGTGAAATTATGTTCGGCACTACAGGTAATAAGAACATACTCGACAATGTTTATCTTCACACTGTGCCTCATAGCCGTCCTCCTCGTGCTCTTTGTAGTTTATTTACCAGTTGAGCATATCCCGAATGATACTGTAAGAAATGCCCAACTCAAATTCAAAAAGTACTCGGGTGTCCAACCTGATCTTTATTTACAGTACGTCAACAATCTCCAGTTGTGTGACAACACACTGGAAAACCCCGAGATGGCCAGTTATCATCTATCGAACGCCCTCGAAAATATGAGGGATCTGGCTTTATATGTACCGCAGTACGACCTTGATGAAGATATACAAAATGTAGCTGAACAAATCGAAGCTATCATCCTTAAAGAAGCGTTAAGAACGAAAAAGAATTTTATACCAGTATACGTAAGTAGTAATGAATACTGAAGTCATGACAACTACACGATACGGACGTCAAGTCAAAAAACCAATTCGATATGAACCAGTCGAAGTATGCACGGATGATTATACGGATGAAGAGTGTGAAAGTGACACTGAAGAAATCGAATCTGAAACGGATGAGGACCACGAAAGTGATACCGATTCAGACGCCGATGAACATGGAAACCTTAGTAACTTTGTAACATATGACGATGAAGAAGATGAGTAAAATGTGTATTAAAAAAGAATTGACTTACCTTAATAATGGACGAACCATACGACGATGAAACACGATCCTTTACCCAGGAACCACCTAGAGAACGCGAACCTGAATATATATATTATAACAATAATACACCTCAAGTCAGTAATCCACAACCAATTGATATATTTGGAAATTTAGACAAAACTACATATATACTTATCTTTGTAACTTTCATTCTTGGGTTTTTCATGGGTAAAACCATGCAGCCTGTTATAATTCGTCAATAACATAGTCCATAGTAGATTTCACTTTCAGACTTTCATCAGTTTTATCTACCCAATCTTCTATATTATACATGACAATATGTTTTTCGATTTCGTAATCAACGGTATCGAAATTCGTAAAATCACCCATATTTCCTTTTTTATTAACCGGTTGTTCAGCTCGGTTAGATGCAGATACATTATCATCTGATAATAACGATGTAAAAACTTGTGAAGCCGAAACAGGAGCTTCTTCATTTTTTTTTAAAGTCTTCTCTTGACTTACACGATATGACATATCTTTGAATATCATAACTAGTATAATAACCAGTGTGATGATATTTATTATGATAGATATATTTCCCATTGAGTTTACTCAAGAGTTTTTTCTCGCTGTTTTTGTCTTTCTTCAATCTCACATTTTACTTGCTCATCGGCTAATTTCACAAGTTCTTCTATAGGTGCATCTGGTCTCTCTTTTTTCAGTTTTTCGAGTATATCAGCTGGATGACTGATAGGAGGTTCGTCTGGTTTCGTATAGTACTTTGAATTTTCATCACCTGGTTTTAAGAACCCTAGACCTTCGATTGGTTTTTCAGTCATACCTTTCTTACGTTCTTCGAACATCTTGGCCGCCATCGCTTGATTGGTTCTGTATGATGCCATGAGTTCTTCAAGCTTTTCTTCATTGTAATGTACATCATCGATATGATCACGATCAGGTGGTATCAGAAGCCACTTGTACATATCAACTACGTAAATATCAAATGTAGCATCTTCTTTTTGTAAACGTTTTGCGTGACTAGCCGCTTCATCTCGCGTTCCAAAACATCCACGGATCTTTAAACCAAACTTTTCGTTTTTTTGTGGACAATCTGGTCCAACGAGAGAAATGCAAGCGAATACTTGACCGGGTACAGTTGTGTAATCTTGTTCAAGGGAAGTCATATAAAGTTATTACTCTATTAACCTTTAATATGCTTTCTCTACGTAAGTTTCATAATGAAATCAAACGATCTATTATTTTAGATTGTACGAAACCAGGTAACAACGTACTTGATGTAGGGTGTGGAGCGGGAGGAGATTTACAAAAATGGAAACAGGCTCAAGTAAAAGTAGATATGTGCGATCCTAATATGTCAAGTTTGCAAGAAGCTCAGAGACGTTCAGATACCCTATCATTCCCTTGTCAATTTGAACACGGTGATATAATAACATGTTATTCACAAAAAAAGGATTATTACGATGTCATATGCTATAATTTTTCACTTCATTATATATTCGAAACAAACGGATTATTTCATGATAGTATAAAATCCATCAAACAAAAACTAAAACCAGGTGGTAAACTCATAGGTGTCATTCCCGACTCGGATCGAATTATAGTATACACACCGTGGCAAGATACCGATGGGAGTTTTATAACGCGTAAAGGTAGTACGTCAGGGTATGGAAATTTTGGTGAAAAGATATACGTTCATCTCGCAAATACTCCGTTTTACCAAGATGGCCCCAAACCAGAACCTATAGGGTACAAGGACATGCTCGTACAAGGACTTACCGACCTCGGATTTACCCTTGAAAAATGGGAACCTGTTTCCCAATTCTATAGTCAGTTTATTTTTGTATTGACATAGTAGTAGAATATGATTATAAACTTTTTTTTATTTTTATTACTTTTAGTAACTGTTGTTCTAATAGTAATAACCACAAAAGAACCACCTGAACTTACCGAGGTGAAAAGGCGGTACGGTATACTTGTTAAAAATTGCCCAGAAGAATTTAAAATTCTCAGGAAACCTATAATCATAACGGCATTTCGAAAAAGGTTTGGCGAAATTGGGTATAATGTAAATAAAGGATGTGAAATTGGATTATGTATAGATGGTACACCTAATCAAATTTTTCATGTACTCATACATGAATTAGCTCATTCCACGGTAAAAGTATACTCTCACGATTCTGAATTTTGGAAAAATTTTGAAAAACTTAAAAAAGTGTGTATTGATTTAGGTATATACGAAATTATTCCAGATAAAACTCCATTCTGTGGTAAAACAGTACATGATTAATTTTCTTTACTTACATTAAAAACTATATAATGGCTGCATTTAATGATATTTTACAATCACTGTTCATATGGGCCTTAATATTTCTTATGCCTCTTCTTTCTATATTTTTAAAAAAACCAGCTTGGGCTAAAGTACTTTGTTATATATTTTTATACCCTTTGGTGATTATGTACGCGTCAAAACAATCTCATTTTCACTTGAATCCTCCATTGATTTTTACAGCGGCGTTGATATCTATGGGTATAGCAGCTTTAATGCTTATGAACCCTACTATTAGAGAACGTGTATCAGATCCTTCTGATAGTAGAATAACAGGTCCAGCTTACTTTGCTGGAATTACAGCTATATTTTTATTAATTATATTTTTGAGTGGAGTTATACCTTCTAGCCCATTAAAATTTTATCCGGGTGATGTTAATAGAGGAAGCGTTAATGTATATAGTTCTTATTGAGGTTTAGGCATAGCAAATTTTTTTATAATGTAATAAGCAATTGCGGCTATAATTCCAGTAACTATAATACCCATAGTAGTTCTTGCACCTCCTTCATCAAATGCACTTGGGAATATACTGGCTATTTTTTCTTGTGAGGTGGACGAAAATGCCAAAATCGCTGCTAAACCTGCTACGAGAGAATCCATTTGTTCTTCGGTAAGATTGAAAGGGTATTGCACTGTCTTCGGTTTTTTGGATTTAGGCATAGAATTCTGTGCATACGATGACGTGTCTCGTATCGACTGAGAAGGTGAATTCTGTAAATTCATTCGAGGGTCTTGTGATGCTGTAGGTGAATCATAAACTTCGGAATTAGACATAAGTTCGGAGAGAGGTGTGGAGTCCATTTCTATGTTATTTATATTTTTTTCTACAGTAATTTTTTCGGGTTCGACCATGATGGCATTCGGTATCATTGTCATCATGCTTGAATCGCTATTATCTGATAGATCCATTGTTTCCATTTTTTCTACCATGTACTGAGAATTATCCTATTGAATTCCACCGCGTAGTCGCAATACAAGGTGTATAGTAGATTCCTTTTGTATATTATAATCACCTAATGTTCGATCATCCTCCAGTTGTTTTCCTGCAAAAATAAGACGCTGTTGATCTGGTGGAATACCTTCCTTGTCCTGTATTTTAGCTTTTATGTTCGATACGGAATCACTTGACTCAACTTCAAGTGTGATTGTTTTTCCTGTCAAAGTTTTTACAAATATTTGCATCTTTGTATATATTATATTTATTTCTTTATCATATAATATAAAATTATGGAAATCAAATTTAGCCATAATAAAATTTTATTTATTATCATTGCCGTTCTTGTAATTTATTTGTTGTTTTTTAATAATACCAGTGGATACTCTTCGAACGATGCTTATGTTCAAGGGTATGATGATAAGATTGAAGGCGTGTATAAAAATGCAAGCTTTTTCAAGCTCAGATATTCGGACAAATCTGGCACGTTATATAGCCAATATATGTCAGGATGGAATACTGCTAGAGATGATCAAACATTAAGTGCACGGGTTCCAAGAGATGCAAGGGCTACGAATTTACAAATATCAGCGCGCAAAAAAATAGAACAATCGAGGATGCGGATTAGAGATAGAAAAATAGCACGTGATAAAGCCATTACCGATGCTATAGCGTTGCTTACTAAAGTTGAGACTACTCGAGCTGAGGTTGCTAGAGCTAATTCGCAAGCCTCTGAAGCCGCCTCTAAAGACTTGAGTGCTAAACGCGGTGTTGATATAGCGGAGGCTGCTAGAGTTGTAGCTGTTAAAGCGGAGACCACTGCAGCAGAGACTGCTAGATTTGAGGCTGCTAAAGCATCGGGTGTTTCTATGGGTAGTAATTTTAAACTTCCCACTGCTTATATTGGCATCAGTAGTTCTAGACGTGAGGCTATTAGAGCTGAAGCCATTAAAACCACTGCTAGAGTTGAGGCTGCTAGATCTGAAGCCATTAAAACCACTGCTATACTTGCAGCTGCTAGAAATAAAGTCAATCAAACCACTGCTACATTTAAAGCTGCTCAAGCTGAAGTTGCTCGAGTTGAACGTGATATACTTTCGGCTGCTCAAGCTGAGGTTTCTAGAGCTGCTAAAGCTGAAGCTGATAGAGCTGAAGCTGCTAGAGTTTTGGCTGCTAGAACTGAAGCTGATAGAGTTAAAGCTGCTCAAGCTGAAGCTGCCAAAGCTGAGTATGATAGAGTTTTGGCTGCTAGATATGAGGCTTTTGTGGCTGAAGCTGCTAGACTTGCGGCTGCTAGAGCTGAAGCTGATAGAGCTGCTAGAGCTGAAGCTGCTAGAGCTGAAGCTGCTAGAGCTGAAGCTGCTAGAGGTACCACTAGTTTTAAAGTTCCAGCTGCTTATATTGGTAGCAGTAGTTATTACAGAACTATTTAGGGTCTTGACAATATGGACTCATGTTTAGCACGGACAAACACCCTAAAAACTTCCAATTGGTTTTATGATTATTGTTTTCTGACCAAGTTTGATTCTCATTTTATTTCTTTATGATATAGTATAAAATGAAAATCAAATTTAGCCATAATAAAATTTTATTTATTATCATTGCCGTTCTTGTAATTTATTTGTTGTTTTTTAATAATACCAGTGGATACTCTTCGAACGATGCTTATGACGAAGGCTATGATGATAGGATTAAAAACATGAGTAAAAAAACCAATATAGATTTCAATGTGGTTCATCCAGACAAATCTGGCGTTTTATATGCCCAATATGTAATGGGGTGGAATAGTGCTAATAATGATAGTAATTATATTATTGTAAATCGTACTGCAACGGCTACACTTACCAAACAGAGGGTTTACGAAGCTTCAGCGCGTATAAAAGAAGCTAATACTAGAATTGCGTATAACAACAGTCCCGAAGGTAAAGCCGCTGCTGCCAAAATTGCCGCCGCTGAAGCAGAAGCTGCTAGAGTTTACGCTGCCAAAGTTGCGGCTGCTCAAGCTGAGGCTGCTAGAGTTGCTGCTCTTAAATCTAAAACTAATAATAGTTTTTCTTATTTGTATAAATAAGAGCTACACGTGTTATAAAATAATAATTTAATTTTTTTTCGTGACTTTTATTGACGAAGATGGTACTTTATTTGTTGGATCATGTGACGAATTATAATTTTTCTTGTGATAGTTCCATATTTGGGGGCTACCAATTCGGAAATTGTCCCTTGGTTTCGCTTTGTACCAGAACACACAATCTTGTATTTTGTTACTTTTGGACGTATTATCGAGTACGAGACACTCGTAGTTTTCAGTACAGGACGTCATCACCTGATTGAACATTTCGAATGTTGGAAATATCCCAAAGAAGGACTTGTAGAGTTTCTCTCTGTTCTGTATAACATTTTCGCGTAGTATGAACACGTAATCAACATTGGCTCGGAGATCCGGTGACAAATCCATACAGTACTGCATTGTCAGCATAAAAAAAAGTTTCCAATGTCTACCATTCATGAAACATTGACGAATGCACGTGTCTTTCATAAACTTGCGGTCGTACATACAATCATCCAAAAGAACAAAAGCACTGGAATTGTTTTTACTGGTACTGCTCACAATCTTCTTCTGACGATCAAGAACTCTTTCGATTGCTTCGCGGTCATAGTCTCCGTAAATGAACAGGTCCGGTACGAACTTCTTGTAATGATGATTACCTTCTTCGGTGGCCGACATGACTATTCCTACTGGTATATGACGTTTGGCGTACAGTATGTCTGTGACTAAAGTCGATTTACCGGTGCCACGCTTTCCTATAAAAACACACACCTTATCATCGGGCATTGTTTCTGGCTTAAACTTTTTGAGCTGTATATTCATACTATACTGTTATCGGAAATTAATGGAACAAGAATACATTCAATCAGCTATAGACATCCTGACACCAGTAATGGAGTCAGCTATGATATTCGCTGGTCAATATGCCCAAAGTACAGGACGAGATTATATAACCTCGCTCGATATTAAATATGGTATGAGATACGCCGCTCGTAACGTAACTGGAAAAGTCACCGGATCACTTTTGTCTTCTTCTGACGATGAAGAAGACGAAGAAGACGAATGGGAAGAGGTGGACGAAGAGCTCGAACAGTTCAAGCGGTATCATGGCGACGACGAGCTTATGAACAAAATCAATATGGCCTATGACACTTGGGACGATTGGATACCAGACTCGCCTATTGAAAAGATATTAAAAAATGCAATAGATCATAATAATCATGAAGTATAAAAACCTTCCAGCAGAACCAGTGGGTTGGGAACCGGAGACAACATACAACGTTGTTAACTCTGATTATGAGGAAGATACAGAAAATGATGAAGATACGGATGCAGAAGGAGAACAGCAAGACACTGAGATTGAAGCCAGTGATCAAGACAGCGAGCGTTCTTTTCGATTGTGTTCATCGAAAAATAAAAAGTTTGAAAAAAAATCCAGGAAAAGAGACGTTATAGGTATAATACTACAAGAAGACTTGTTTTTTTTTCCTGAGGTATATTAAAACAAATGGACACTGTAGCTCTTATTAAATCTATCGAAACTCAAACTACTAGTTTTTCTGTTCTTGGCTTTACATTTGCCGCTGCTTTCGCCTGGATGAACTTTATCCAGTGGGTCGTAAACTATGTTCTTAGAGATAAACTAAAAACATCACAGGGATACGGTTTAGCTATCACTGCTCTTGTTACCTCAATATTAGCTATTGTAATCACTTTGATTATGCAATTTATACAGCGTAATACACTCGATCGTATTATTATGAATACAACACGAGATAAATCCCAATAAATGTAACTATACCAATCACAATATATATAAATAGTTTTGTTTGCAAAAATGTTCTTTTAGGTGGGTCTAAGAATGGGAGGTCTATAGGAGGAGGTAACTCGGGGTACAAACTTTCTTTATCCCTGATTTTAAACTTATCAGTTACACAGGTGAGTTTAAATTTCATGAAATGATTTTGTCCTCTAAAATCGTATGGTACCAACTTATTACAATTGTTATAATACCATCTAAAACGTAATTTCGTAGCTACTTTTACGGGTCCTCTGTGAAAATAAAATTCAACAGCGTCGTTCGCTCCTTTGAGTTCAATGAACGATTTGGTATCCGAAAAAGCTATGATACGTCCCATATAGAAAGGTTCCAGTACAGGAGGATAATCAATATTGTATGTATTCGAACCAAAACTGAATGTTGCTCCATCTACATAAAGGGTTTTTTCTAGATCGTCATCGTTACAAGCCACTCGTATTATAAGATTTGAAGGTCCGGTAAGATCAATCGCACCAGATGTTATATTTGAAGTAAAAGGCGTATCAACTGTTTGAAAGCCTAATACAGTAGCCGGTGTACCGTATACACTTTTACTTGTGTATCCATTTGACCCACTGTAAAACTTCATGGAAAAATTTTTTGAAGCGGTATTAGAAAAAGTAAGTGAATTTGTGGCGCTTGTAAAATATACAGAGTCTATATTTGATTTTGGTGGAGCTAACGAGGTTTGTAGCATAGTAGCTAGAGAAGTACCATCATAGTTACCTTCTGTCAAAATAATAATATTATTATCAACATCAAACTGTTTGTTACCAGCGTTAATCATGTATTGAAACGTAGGAATACGCGCTGATATAAGTTTGAGGTTTGTAATGTTGTAAACAGGTGTATTTAAAGCTACCGTATAATCATTTGGGTTGGGGAACTCTACACAGTCTCGTTCACTGCTGTCGACTTCGAGTATATGTTCCATTGTTATTAGTCAATTTAATTTGTTAATGGATTGGTCGCGAGAACTCTTCGAGCTACACTGAGAGCCTGTGAAGTAGCTCTAGGGTTTTCTAATCCTTTTGTAGTATTAATTCCATCTTGGTACAAAGGTTTCACGTACTGTTGGTAATTTCCACCGTTTGCTGGATTAACACGACCATTCGTATCTGTATTATCAATTCGTACAGCTGTCAAGTTACCTGGATTGTTTGTTTTTACATTCATACGACCTGCATTACCTGCTCTATCTGGGTTACCTCTATTCACCGCCAAACGAAGTTCATTTGGAACCTCGGTGTAAGCACCTTGAAAGTTGGAAATACCTGGAGCTGGTCCATGAGTACGGCCATTATAATTATAAATATCACCTTTGTTTCTCGTAGGATCTTGAGACAGTTGTAAAGCACTTACTGTACTTTTTGCTGGAGCGTACTGTAGTCCATCTAATCTAGTTGTATTTTCTGAACGAGCTGTTTGTCTTTTTGTTTTTTCATAACTTTCACGTTTCATAGGGGCTGTAACTTCATGGGCGCGACCTTGTACAGGTGGGCGACGATCAGGTAAAAAGGCCGTCTTAGGGGCAATTTTATGTTGGAGGAGAGCCGTCTCTTGTTGTCTTCCACCTGTGACGTCTCCAGCTGGTCCTGATCGACCTGGTAATGTCGTTAGTTTATAAGCTCCTACATTAGGAGGTTTTACCCTGAAAAGTTGTTGATATCCTCCATATGAAGGAACTTCTGCTCCCACGTTAAGACCTGGTCCCACCATCATTTTTTCAACTGGTCCTACGTTTTGCATATTACCTGATCTATAGGGGTTAGAAGTCTCAGCTAAGTAGGAAGGAAGACCACCTGGGTACCTGTTCGGTGTAATATCAGCAAACGTATTACCTTCTGAGTATAAATCTCCTTTTGTTCTTTTTTTTTCACCGGTGTACGTATCAGTTATTCTACAATATGATTGTTCACTGTTATCTTCTTTGATTGGATGCAATAAAGATATATGTGGTGTAGGTGTATATTCTTCTTTTGTCTTTCCCATGGTTTTACCCATATAGGCAAGACCCAAGATACTGGCGATTGCCATCAATTCAGCCATCTTTACAATTCGTAAATATTTTAATTAATTAGATAAGTACCTTTGTGTGTACATAGCATTTTGATTGTCTGCGCGCGTGCTACCAGGTACAATCACATGACTCTCGATAGGTTGGTCGCATGGCATCTTGTTGAGAGGAAATACTTGTTGTTCATATGTATTTATGTAAATTTTCTTGAATTGTGAAGTAGACTGAGGTCTCAACGTGTCGTCAAGTTCGACGAGACTATTTGGTGCACCTTTACCTGCTCTATACGGTGCCGTTCCGTACAACATGGTATTGGGTCGACCGAAATAGTTAAGACTACTCGGTTGGGGTGGGACTACGAATGCATCAGTTGCTGGATTTGTAGGCAAAGAGGACTGTTCAATGTTTAAAAGTCCAGGCTGTAATTGGTAAGACATCTATTATTATAACTATTTAATATATTAAATTATTAAGGATTGCGTATAGTCCCTGAGACATCTAGACCTGCGAATGATTCTGGTTGAGCTCCTCTAGCGTTAGGGTCACACATCGATGGGTCATCGCGACACAACGGCCTGTTTTTCTTACCGTAGCACCATTCGGCAAAAGCAGTCTGATCACCTGGGATACTGCTTACTGGTGCTGAAATAAACTGTCGAGCAGCTGATCGGCGTTGATATTCGGGTAAAGCACTTCGTGATCGAGTATTACTTACGGGAAACGTATTATCTACATATTTACGTACGTCATCTTGTACATCTTCATATAAACAAGCTCCTAAACGGTTAGGTTTATCTGTATAGTCACTTAAAAGTACATTACCCATTGGATTATTTTTTGACGGTTTCTGACATACAGAGTAATCGTCACCTGATAAATATTCTTTTATGATTTTACCCTTGTACATAATAAATAATATACAAAGTGTAAATATTACTAAAATTGGAATTCTATTATCTTTTTTTATCACGTACAGCAATATGCCACTATATATAACAAATCGTGAAGTTGCATTAATTCTCTCTTCACTGCTTTGAGTTTTAGACGGCCAGAACGATGATAATTTATCTGATCGTATAATGTATCTAGGGTCATCGAACCAAGTACGCTCGCTCATTTATTATATTACTATTGTGTTAGTTTTTTTTCGCCCATCATACTACCCAATGACGAAATAAGTCCTGACATACCTGACATGAGAGTTTTTTCATCGAACGTACCGTCACCGTTTTGCATACTCAAAGCGCATTTATTCGCCACGTCTTCTATAACCGAAAGAGTTTCCTGAGGAATAGAAGTTATAGTTGATCCTAGAAGGTACAAAGTCTGTATGTACTGCCAAATAGCATTCTTCGTATTTTCTGATAAATCGTCAGACCAAAACTTGAGAAGATCTATACTCATAACTTTTTCCATTTCAATAAAAAATGCAGTGTCTTTCTGCATAATCTTATCGGCTGATTTAGATGCACCTTTCATGTACAGATCTATACATTTACGGGGATTGCTTTTACGAAGTAGTTCAAACGACGTCGAGTACTTTTTCACACTGGGTTCTTCTGGAAAAGTACGCGAGAGTTCACTGAGAAATTGTTCCATCATGTCACACCAAGCAGTAATAGAAGACATTTGTTATTATTATAAACTTTTATGGTACACAATCTTTAAGTTTAGAAAGGTTCTGATGAAATAGTTTCACGTGCAGCTGTTCCCATGTGAACTATAAAATATACCAATATGGCATTCAAAATAGCAGGTTTTATATAAACACTGTTGTCTTGTGGTGGTATACTGTTCATAGCATCTTTTCCATACATGTAACCATATGTTATGACAGCAGCCGTTAGAGAAGCATATATCGGGTTGCGAAGGTTATCCATTACTCTATAGTTGAGTTTTCTTTTTTTCATCTGGCGCGCTACTGAACAAAACACCTTCTTCGTGTTCTTCTTTCGTAGGTTCCGGTACCTTGACTTGAATTTCTTTTGTTTGTTCTTCTTCAAGTTCCTGGGGTTGTTCTTCTGGTTCTTCTTCAGTTTTGAAAGGTTCTGGTTCGATTATTTCAGGATCAATAGGTTCAAGTGTTTCAATATCATCGATATCAGTGTCTGGTTGAGAAATATACGTTTTCAAAATTTCTTGTATAGGAACAAGTTCTTTGATTGTTTCATCAATACATTTCTTAAACCGATCATATAATTTTTCATCTCTTTCAAACTCGTTGGATTCTTCGTGAAAAATATAGGGATCTTTGAACAAGTCATGTGCTGCTTTAATGTAACAAGCATGTAAAAACTCTTCAGTCGTAGGTAACTTTATAGAAATCTTTTTGGTTTCAGTTTTTATCCGAACAGACGATAATATTTTGACGTGACTTATGAACACGGCTACCAACAAATCATTGAACCATGGACATTTCTGTAACAGCCTGGAATTGTGTTCAGCTATCATTGAGTTGTTCCAGTGTTTCGTTTCTCTTAACAAATTTTGAAACTTTTGTAATATTTTACTACGAGGTGGTTTACAAGCTTCGTTGTATATTTCCTGGAAAACTTCAATCATAATTGAGCACATGATTGAATTGAGTTGTTCAGTGTATTCTTTTTTCGCTTCGACAAGTACATTCAAATTTTCCATTTACATTTTTACGATACTTTTTATGTTTTGGCTTTACGCAGTTTATTTGCCAACTTTTTGAGGTTCATAAGGTTGGGTAAAGTAACATCTTCTTCCTGTGTGATAGTAGCAGGCTGATGTATAATTTTTTGTTGTTTCCACGATACATAAAGTTCATGAGGTTCTGAAATTATAATAACACTAAAACCTCCATGTTCTAATTGACGCTTCGTGTATTTACTTGCTTTTATTGTATCAAATGTAGGATAACCAAATAGAAATATTGGCAATTTTATGAATAACTGTGTTTCACCTAAAGAAGCTGCTGATCGTATTTTACGACAACAATCTTCGTATATACGTGTATATATTTCCTTTTTTATCTTTGATTTTTTTTCGTCAATACGTTGAATTTCCTGTACAGTCAACGCCATTAGAATACGTCTTTAATTTTAGAATCATAATATTTCTCAATATCTTCAAAATTACCCTGTTTCTCTTGTGCTACGCCTTGATTAGACGTGTCAAGAGATTGTGTAAACGCTTTAATAACTTCACCGTTTAGTACATCTATATCAACACCGAATGCATATGGAAATCCCACATCCTTTACAAGGCACATAAATCGAGCTTTATATAATATCGAATTACGAGGACCTGTAAATTTTTCCATTTTATTTGTTTCTATTATATGTACACAGTGGCCTGTTTTTTCCTGTAAGTATTTATGAGCTGATGTAACAACAGTGTTAATATCATTATTCGTAACACCTGTAACCATTTTATACATGCTCATAGGTACGTCTGTTTTTTTTTCATTAAGACCGTGTATTGGTTTGTTGTAGCCTGACATATCGAAAAATCCTTCTTTTTTTTTTGATAGACTATACACTATGAATAATGCAACAATACCAAATATAATTGTATCCTCTTTCATTTTATTACTATCTGCGTTTAAAAAAATATAAGAAAATTATTGTGAAAATATAGTAATGTCTGCCTTGCTTATTTATAGTCCCAAGTGTTCACATTGTAAGGATCTTATACAATATTTATTAAATACACCTAAATTACAACCTCTTATAGAATTGCATAATGTTCATGAAAGACCTATACCACCTGAGTACAAAAACAAAATATCCAGGGTGCCAACGATGCTTACAAAAAATAATAAAATTTTAGTAGGATCGGAGATAAAACAATGGCTGGAGTCTTTGCTACCATCTGATATTTCGAACTGTAGTATAGGAGGATCATGCAATATTACTTACAATATTGATGGCGAAGACGGTGATGGTTCATTTTTTAGTCTTGACAGTTATGGCCAATCTTTACAACCTGCTATGACGAAAGACTTGGAAACTAAGATCAGTCGTAATGTAGGAGAAGCTTTTAACAATTATAAAGACTAAGATATCATTATATTAATAATGAAGTTTAAAACGGTTCAAGCTTCAGCCTTTAAGTCTGCTTTTGAAGTTCTTAAAGATATACTTAATGATATAAACATATATTTTGATGACAAGGGAATACGTGTGACCACACTCGACACAGCAAGGACTGCTCTTGTCGATTTCAGTCTACTGGCTGATAATTTTGAGGAATACACATGTACTGAACCTGTTATAGCTGGAATAAACGTGACAAATACATTTAAATTGCTCAAAACTATTTCAAATAATGACATATTGACATTCGAGATAAACAACAAAGAAATTTTAGAGATTAAAATTGAAAACGGAAATAAAAAATCATGTACATCTTTTCAATTAAAATTACTCGATATAAACGAAGATTTTATAGAAATTCCAAAAGTTCCTATTTCAGTTACAACAGTGATGCCCTCAGTAGATTTTCAGCGTATATGCAGAGATATGAACAATATCGGGCATGAACTTCATATAATTCGATCAAGTAATAAACTTAGTATTCGTTGTGAAGGTGATTTTGCTAACCAAGAGACAGTTATAGAATGTAATGAGAATTATAAAGGATCTATAGAAGGTGTATATTCACTCAAGTACCTCAACTTGTTCACAAAAGCAACCAGCATGTGCTCGACTGTTTGTATTGTCCAAGAGGAACAAAACAGGTTTCTTACTTTGAAATACAATGTAGCTAATCTTGGCGAGATGAATTTTTATATGGCCACTAAGGTAACTGAATAATTTCATTTTTGTGAAATTTAAATACGTTATTAAGTACATTTACAAGTACTAACGTATTGAACTCATACGTGTCAATTATATCGTACGGTGTTAACTTTTGATTAAAAAAATTATGAAATGGTCCAGCAGTTTTTTTTATTTGTTCGTTCACTGATATAACAGTGTTATCATTTTGTATTATAACAGCATTAACTATTGGTAAAATAAATGACATTTCTTTAGACTTGATAGGAGGCCATGTGTGTTTTTTATCACGAGTGATAAAAGTGTATATTTTACCACCGTACCAATATTTAACTTTAAATAAAGTATCATCCGGTACCCAACTTCCATTCTGATAGTACCATGTGTAATCAACATAATGGGTAGATCCTTCGGGTGTCCAGTAATATTGTTCACGGTCCCATATACCAGGTAATTTTTTATATGGTTTCTTTTTTTGAGAGTATACTAGTGTGACTTTCTCGATCGTATAGTCCTTAGGTCTAGAAAACCATCTATATAAATTTACAAATGAAACAATTTTCGTAAACACGTAACTAAACATTTTAATATAAATTAAAACCGTGTCCTTAAGTAAAAGAATGGATTTTTTGCTTGGAATTTTTTTATATATGATCGGTTTTGTAAGCGGTATCGCTTTTGGAGTTTTTGCTCCTAGTAAAATAAAAAAAAAAATAGAAGACCTGCTAAAACCAGACGAAAAAAAAACAACATCGAGTTATAGTCAACCAGTATTAAACTCGGAGTCAGGTTCAGGCTCAGGCTCAGGCTCAGGCTCAGAAAGTTCTTATTTTGACCGAGGTTCAGGTTCAACATTTTTACGAGGTTCGAGTTCCAATCGTTGAACCAGTTGGTATTTTATTACCGTAAATTGAAGTGTTAACAGGAAGAGTAGGAGGTACGATTGGTGAATTGATATCTTTGACGTACCCCATAAACTGAGCAAACCCCGTTTTCATTTGTCGTACGGCCATATCAATCGATCGTTCGTTCATCATCTTCACTTGGGCGTACATGTTGTCATAAGGGTTCACAGCGTTCATAATGAACACGTACCTCATAATCGATACCACATCGGCATGATTTTGGTAATCGATCGATTTACCCGTCAAGTCCTTGAACTTTTGGCGGATACCACGATGAACCAATCTCATATTGTAATCAGAAAAGTACAAAGTGTTCAAAGGAGTGGCAGTTTGTTTTATACTGTTGAGAATATCAGGGGAAGCTTCCATGTTATAGTACGACACGAAAAAAAAACTAGGTGATAGTAAATACAATGGCTGACTTTGATGAAGCGTACTCTGTCTCATGTGATTATGTTCCCGAACCAGAACTCCCTACTCCGGATACATTTGTAGGTTCTTATGTCCCGATAACCCCAACCGGTGAAGACGGTAATTTTTTAGTCAATACATACTACCTCCGCCCTGATCGTAAAGCGGAATTAGGTGGACCTGTTCCTATTCGTGAGCCTCAGCTCCGATGCAACTAATTAAAAATTGTGTACACTACAAAAGAAAGATGAGAGTTCTCAAACGTAACGGGGTCATGGCTCCTATGAAGTTCGACAATGTCACAGCTCGTATATCGAAACTTACAAAAGGATTATCACCTCAGGTAAGTGCCGACCGGGTAGCCCAAGTTATTTTTTCATCCATGTACGACGGTATGCCCACCTCGGAAATCGACAGTTTGTCAGCCGAAACGGCTATAGCTATGATGACCGATCATACTGACTACGAAAAGTTGGCTACACGTATCGTGGCCAGTAATATCCAAAAAAGTATTCCCGTAACTTTCTCGGAAGCTATGAAAATCCTTTGGGAAAAGGGTATCCTGGCGGATAACGTGTACACTTTTGTGGATACCGAAAAAGATCAGTTGAATAAGGCGATCAACCACGATCTCGATACGACCCTGGGGTACTTCGGTATCAAGACCCTTGAAAAGAGTTATTTGAACACCGGTATCGAAAGCCCTCAGTACATGTTCATGAGGGTCTCGGTCGGTATACACTGTGATGATGTGACCAGTGCCCTCGAAACGTACAAACATATGGCTGCTGGTAAGTTTATTCATGCAACCCCAACCTTGTTCAACGCCGGTACGAGAAAACCTCAATTGAGCAGTTGTTTTCTTGTAGCTGCGAAAGACGATAGTATTGATGGGATATACGATACGCTCAAAGAGTGTGCTCAGATCAGTAAATGGGCCGGGGGGATCGGTTTACATATTCATAACGTGCGAGCCAATAAATCAACTATCAGAGGAACCAACGGTGTCTCTGACGGTATCATACCCATGTTGCGTGTATTTAACTCGACGGCACGGTACGTCAATCAGGCTGGGAAACGCAAAGGGTCGATTGCGGTGTACCTCGAACCCTGGCACGCCGATATCATGGACTTTTTAGATCTCAGGTTGAACCAGGGTGACGAAGAGGCACGAACCAGAGACCTGTTCACCGCTCTATGGATCCCTGACCTGTTCATGAAACGGGTAGAGGAAGATGGCAACTGGTCACTGTTCTGCCCGGACAAAGCCCCTGGTATGCATGATGTCTACGGCGAAAAGTTCGAGGAGTTGTATACCATGTACGAAAATGAGGGTCGAGCCACTAAGGTTGTACCCGCTTCGCAGGTCTGGCGCTCGATCGTGCGATCCCAAGCCGAGACTGGTACGCCCTACATGCTGTACAAGGACGCCTGCAACAAGAAATCCAACCAGAAGAACCTCGGTGTTATCAAATCGTCCAACTTGTGCACGGAAATCATCGAGTACAGTGACAAGGACGAGACGGCCGTATGCAACCTCGGATCAGTTGCTCTTCCCAAGTTTGTAGACAAGAATGGCACGTTCGATTACCAGGAACTGCACAAGGTCACCAAGATACTGACCCGAAACTTGAACAAGGTCATCGATATCAACTTTTACCCGATCGAGGAGGCTCGGCGGTCCAATATGCGTCACCGGCCTATCGGTATAGGCGTCCAGGGCTTGGCCGATACGTTCATGATGTGCGGTATGGCTTTTGACAGCCGAGCGGCCAAGGAAATGAACCAGACGATATTCGAGACGATGTACCATGCCGCCGTAGAGGAAAGTATAAAGCTGGCCAAAGAGTGTGGCAATACCTATGAGACCTACGAAGGATCACCGGCAAGCCAAGGCTTACTCCAGTTTGATTTATGGGACGAGACTGTGGTCAACTTCAGCGGGTTATGGGACTGGACCAAGACCAAGCAGCAACTGAAAAAGTACGGCTTGCGTAACAGCCTGTTGATGGCTCCTATGCCTACTGCCAGCACGGCCCAAATTCTAGGTAACAACGAGAGTATCGAGCCATACACGACCAACTTGTACCTCCGCCGAACCCTGGCCGGAGAGTTTACGATTGTGAATAAACACTTGGTAAAGGCGTTACAGGATATTGGGATGTGGTCCAAACAGACCAAGGATCTTATCATCAGGCACAACGGCTCGATCCAGAATATACAGGGCGTACCTGAAACCATGAAAGCTTTGTACAAGACCGTCTGGGAAATGAGCCAGAAGACCCTCATCGATATGTCACGTGACAGAGGAGTGTTCATTGACCAAAGTCAGAGCTTGAACCTGTTCATCGAGAACCCGAGTTTGTCCAAGATCACCTCGATGCACTTTTACGCGTGGAAAGCCGGCCTGAAGACCGGGATGTACTACCTGCGCACCAAAAGCAAATCAAAAGCGATCCAGTTTACACTGGAGCCATGCACGTCCTGTGCGGCTTAAAGTTAAACACCGTATACATAGTAAGAAATGAAGTTCAGTGAGTTTCATGTTGGTAATCTCGAAATCGGTGAATATACGAACAAAAGTATCAAGATTGTTGATAATTTAACCAACAAACCTATCAAGATCCAGTTGCCGAAAATGTACATGCCATTTGGCATATCCAGTTTCGTCCCGGAGGTGGGTGAGACGAAATGGAACATCGACTTTTCTATGAAAGGCTATAACGAGGACGGTAATCAGGTCAAACTGTTCTACGAGTTTTTGAAAGCTGTAGAGGACCGCGTTATAGACAGTGTCCAAGAACAAAGTCAGGCTATTTTTGGTCGAACCATGTCACGCGACGTGCTGGTGACCATGTTCAATTCGAATATCAAGGAAAGTTCGGATCGTGAACCAAAGTTTCGACTCAAGTACGATCCTAAGACCACTCACGTGTTTGATTGTGACGATAACGATATCACGAACAGTCCGGTTGACAAAGGGTACGCACAGTGCTCCGGTGTAGCTTTGGCCGAAATTGGAAACGTTTACTTTTTGAACAAAAAGTTTGGGATTGTTTGGAAAATGCCCCAGTTGAAAATATTCGAGCCTCAGCGTCTCAAAGGGTTCCAGTTCAAAGATGGTTACTCATGGGCTGATGATGAATGATTAGTACTTGGGTTTAAACATTTTTTGGAAATTGTTTGCGGTACGGATAGTTCCATAAGGGGTTATAAGAGCTTTCTTTGATCCGTTTGGTGAACCTTTCACGGGTCTGTACTTTAGACCGGATTTAGGTACTTTATAGTTCTTATTACCACCTTTAGTAATGGTAAAAACAGCTCCTTGAATACCTTTATATATACGTCTACCGGCATTCGTTACGATGTTAAGAGGTAATCGCCATAATGGTCTTGAGTTTTTTTTCATTGTATACATAAAAATGAGAAATTATATTCATGTCATTGATGAACTGTTAAAAACTGATATCAATGAGATGGATCCTACTCAATTACTTGAAATTATACGCAAGTACAGGGAAGTTGTCCAATTTTTACTTCTTAGTACCCCATCGCGCAGTACACCTTCTGAGCCTCTTTAAGTAAAGGACCCTGGATAAACTTGTAACTGTCTACTGGTATAGCTAAACGTTTTTTCGCAATTTTTACCGCTTTGAGCCAATCTTCTAATGGTTTTGTCATCTGTTTACTTCTTCTTGGAAAAAAGTTTACGGGCTTTGGTCAAAATTTTTGGCGGAATAGGCACAACTTGATCTTTTTTACCAAACGCCTTCTTGACCGATTCGCGCCACTTCTTGAGTTTGGTGTTATCTTTTCCCGCAGCTTGTTGAGCTTTGCTGACCACACAGCCTGATTTGGAGGTGGTCAAATCTGACCTGACAAGGCCTCCTGGGGTGTGTTGAGCTTGTCCGAACCATACTTCGTGTTTAGTACCGATTGTTTTTTCCATTTTTACTGATAGTCAAGAAATAAATTCGTTCAGTCGCTCATATGCAAATGTAAACTTTGACAAAAGTCACACAGTTTCGGGAATATCTCGGTATCCCACATCGTCTGGTTTTTGGTGATGATGGCGATGGATACGTCGTCCTTGTACTGCTCGACCAGTTTGGCAAGCTCGAGGTTGGTCATTTGAAGGTACGCCTGGACCTGGACCATCTCGTACTTCTGCACCGTTTTGAATAACCGGTTGACCCGGTTCTTAATTTCAATCAGGGTTCGTGATCCATCCTGATTGATTTCGTACCCGTCGATCTTTCCGCACAACTCATAGGTTGTACCGGCGATACTGGTGATGGGTATGGTATAATACGTATCATCCTTGAGAACGGTTCCTAGTTTCTCCGCTGTCCTATCTTCGGATTGTATGCCATGGGACGTACATATAGTTTTGCGCACGTAGTCTTTGACCACGACTTTCTGTTCAGGGGTCAGGCTCTGATCAGTATCAATACGCGCATTCATTTCCGTCGTGATACGTTCGACGTCACTTTCATTTTGCGGTTGTTCGGGTACAAAGCTCGCACTGAGTTCCTTGGCCACCTCCGCTTTGGTCTGACCAGTGAACGTATCAGGGCTGTACTTTTTCCACATATCACATAAGACCTCGTACGAAGGCCTGAACCTGTTCATGTCTATACAAGCTGCCAGATCACTGGCTCGAATAATCACTTTTTTGGGTTGTATAGGTTTGACGTGTTTGGATTTCATGCACTGGAAGTATATTTCCCCCGAAGCCCTGGCATCGGCCAAGGCGTTGTGAGCATTGACGATCTGTGCGTTGAATATCGTTTCGTACATCTTCCCGAGTTTCATGGGACGCATATATATCGTTTTGGATAACTGGAACGTGCACACCTGGTTGATGTCGTCAAGAGCTTGCCAGTCAAGACCTCGGCGGTAAGCTTCGGCCTTGAGCGTGGTGATATCGAAACTGATATTGTGTCCGATGACATCGGGACCGTTGGTCGCCAAGATAGTCAAGAGTTCGTTGTAGATGTCCTTGAACGGTCGGCCGTCCATTTGCGCCACTTCGGTGGTAATACCGTGTATTTCCGTTGCGGCAACCTCGAACGTGTCGGGGTACACGATCGAATGGGTATGACCAAACTCGACCCCTTCCGGGGTGTACTCGACACAGGCCAGGGATAGTACTCGACAGGTATCGTACGCGCGCGTATTATCAAACTTAGCTCGACGTGCGGAAGGCAGCCCGGTTGTTTCGATATCAAGAGCAATAGGCATTTCTTAACTTAAAAGCGTTTGGTTTTTTTATATAGGTCTATTACTAATAGTGATGAAAACACGTAGTAGCAAAAAAAACATGGAATTTGTAACGTCTTCTAAAAACCTCACAATACAAAGATCATCACTTATGAATCAACAATCCGTTTTGTTACGACATCGTATGCCATTATCTAATAATATGAACAACAATAACATTAGGGGTATAAACAATAACATTAGCGGTATAAACAATAACATTAGCGGTATAAACGTTGATACAAATAAGGTTTCAACAAAAAATAAGTACATATCTGAAGTATGCGCTTTATCATATATAGCAAGTCTTAAAATAAAGGGATCATCAATTGATAAAAAAAAAGTAGCAGAAATACATAGTCTTGTAAGTTCTTATTTACATAATACTATAAATTTACCTCAACCGAAACCGATAACAATAAATATAAAAGATATAAATGATTTGACAATTTTCCTTTTTTCCCAATATATAGACATGAAACATGACACAAAAAAAATAAATGTTGATGGATTAAGTACATTCAATGATTTTTTGCAAACTTTAATTTCACCGTGCTTAAACAAATTAAATAATAATAAAAATACGGTAAATGAGATAATAACGCAAGTAAAATTAAAATATATTAATATATTTTCCAAAAATTTTGGTGATTTAAAAACAGATTTTGAAGATAAATATTATAAAGAATTTATATTTGTAAATTATAACCTTACACAGACTGTAATAAATAGTCGTTCTCCACGTAATAAAAATGAACCTATAGTATTCGATCAATCAAATACAAATGAGGCTAGAATTTTAGCAAGTAATTATCAAATAGTATTGCCAATACCTTCTTTGGCTGACGCTGGAATTTTCACGAACAAAGAATGTCATTTTTGGAAAGATTTGAGATATTATATTAGTGAGAATTCACAAAAAGCAAAGGGATACAGAGATAATTTTAATTCACGTGTGAATGAATATTTGAATACTATTAATAAAGGACAAAAAATTAAAAAAACCGAATCTGAAAATTTTATAAATCAATGGATTGAAAATAATTATCATTTAACTCATGGTGTAAACGATGCTTTCAAACAATTTTTGATCAAAGAAAAAATTAGAATAGGTGAATATAAATTACCACCTGGACAGTCTAGTCCTGTTATATATATAAATCCTCGTCGTGTTGTACCGTATTTTGAAAAATTTGATTTTACTATAAAATACAGAGATTTAACGATTATGAAAGCTACATACAATACAAATGATATGAGTAAATTACAAGATTTTGAAACACATATACGTAAAAAAGACTTGAAAACTCAAATTGGTAGTTTACGCAACTTATTTACCCATGGTATGTATAAAGTTGAAATTAACGATATAGAATCCTCTATTAAACCTATAAAACAAGCGTATGCGGGTATTAATACTTTTAATCCACTCACAAGATATCATAGATTGCTCGAAAAACATTTGGGTGATATAGGACCTCAGATATGGGCTTTAGCACATAATACATACTATTGTACAGGTGATAGATCAGCTGTATGTCAGTACTTTGTTCTAGCTAGTTTATTTAATAATAATACAAATAAACCTACAAAAGGAGCTTTTTTTGAAACGAATGATCATCTGTATTACGTAAAAAAAAATAAAATGGCATTTCTTACTAAACGTAACAGTGTTAATAAAACACAATTCAATACAATAATGAGACTAGTGAAAAATCGAAATACAATGAATATGAATAACATAGTAAGGACTGTAAGACTTACACTTGCTAGTCCAAGAAGTATATCATAGTAACTTATAGGCCACAAGGGCAAATTGGGTAAGAAGTGAAATAAGGTCACTCTCTACCGTATCACGGGCCATCTTGTCTATGTGCTCATAGTCAATAGGTGTCACGGCGATCATAGGTAAGACGTGTACACCTGCCCGTCGCATGACTTGTCGGGGTGTTCGGTAATTTATTCGGATAATTTTGCGTACCAGTCTCAAATATTTCATTGTACTATATTAACCATGTACGATTTTAAGTCAGCTCATCCTCTACGCAAGCGGCTAGAAGAAGCTGATAAAGTCCTGGAGAAGTTTCCGACGATGGTTCCCATCATTATCCAGGCGCGTCCAGGGTGTACCTTGCCCGATATCGACAAGCACAAGTACATTGTTCCAGGTGAGATGGTCATGTCCCAATTCATGATTCTTATTCGACGTCGTTTGAAACTCGACAAGAACAAAGGTATTTTTGTTTTTGTCGGTAAGAACACGTTACCGAAATCTTCTAGTTTATTGTGTGATCTATACGCGGAGCACATGGAGTCCGATAAGTTCCTGTACATTACGTACACGGATGAAAACACGTTTGGTTAATTACGAGTAAAAGAACTTACCGCATTCATACCAAATAAAAAACCACCTGCCACACCCCTCGTACTCGAATTTGTACTTGATGCAAATATAGTAAACCCAAAAGCAATCAATAATACGAGAGAACCTATACCCATAAAAATAAAACCAATCCATGATGGTATCTTACTTGTACTTCCATCCGATGGATTTTTTGGATCGTAATATACTACATTGTGTTTTGAATTGTCGGTGACTTGATACTGAACTGGTATATCATAAGAAGAACCATTTACTGAATAATTTCCGATTGCATTACAATTTCTTGGGTCACATGATACGTTTGATAAAGTCATTACAGTTTTTTTGCTATGTTTATCTTTTTTAGATATGTTTATAAGAACAAAACCTATAATTAAAAATACGATACTAACGATATACATCCCAGCTATTTTATAGTACAAGTATACATTGCCTGCCGATTCTAAGAAACCCATTGTATTATACTTGATACTATTAAAATAATTCTTCACATCGATAGTGTTTATTACCAATCATATAATGTCTGCTACATATATTATTTTGGCATTCCTTACAGTACTTGATTGGATCACTATAAAGTAGATGACCTGTCATAGGATCACCTTTGGGTTTTTTTCTTCTGGTACTATATTTCGTAATAAAACAAACCCAGTTTTCCATTTGTTAGTATTGTACTAGTAAAATAATTCAACTATATCGATGGTTTTTTCGGAAGGCGTGTCGATACAAAACTGTATTTGATTTTTGAGAGTATCTATACGTTTGTCCCATTCCTTTTGTTGAGATTTAGGAACTTGCATGATACCCAACTTGTTCATTTTCCAACACGATTTCATGATTTTACCGTCCTGATCGGTATATGCATCGGGGTTGAACCGAATGAATATAATCGGTCGATGGTGTACGTCCCGAGACAACTCCATAAGTCGTTTGTGTTCGCACGTGGTATCGTAATCGGTATGTTTATTTTCGTCAACTTCGACAATAACCACATGCGATCCCATATCGACCAGTAAATCGGGTCGGCGGCGTGAACACCCGTCGGTCACTTTCTTATCAGCGACCCACGTGAACGATGGAAACGATTGTTTGATACGTCCAACTACGTCGTTTTCTTTGGTCTTGTAATTGCGTGATACCTCGATTTCGGGGTGGACCGATAAGCAGCAGGGCATACAGAACCCGTTGTATTTCGGTATACCATGTGTATGGCAATGAGGTGATTTACACAGGGCTGATCCGCCACATTCTTTACAATCATGTTTTTGCTTACCATGTTTACAAAATGCGGATCCGCCACACTCTCTACATAGTGGTTTGAACTTATCATGTTTACAAATTGAGGATCCGCCGCATTCTTTACATTGTGATTTAAACTTGTCATGTTTACAAATCTGTGAACCTCCACATTCTTTACAGTGTGATTTTCGCTTACCATGTTCACAAAATGCAGATCCGCCACACTCTCTACATGTTTGTCTTTCCACATCATGTTTACAAAATGCAGAGCCTCCACACTCTCTACATAGTGATTTCCACTTACCATGTTCACAAAATGCGGAGCCTCCACATTCTCTACATTGTGATTTTCGTATATCATGTTCACAAATTTCAGAGCCTCCGCATTCTTTACACCGTGATTTTCGCTTACCGTGATCACAAAATGCGGAGCCTCCACACTCTTTACAGTGTGATTTTTGCTTACCATGTTTACAAAATGCGGAGCCTCCACACTCTTTACAGTGTGATTTTTGCTTACCATGTTTACAAAATGCGGATCCGTCACACTCTCTACATGTTTGTTTTTGCTTACCATGTTTACAAAATGCGGATCCGTCACACTCTCTACATGTTTGTTTTTGCTTACCATGATCGCATTTTACCACCATTTGTTAGTATTGTAACCAAACTTTTATGTACAGCATGCAGTCTGGATGATATTGTCGCTTATCTGCATTCCGTTAAGCAACTGGTGAGCTTCTGCGGCCACCTGGGGATCCACAAACTTCACGTAGGCCGTGCCTCGTATGAGAATTCCTTTCTCCACGTCACCCAGTGGTTCGATAGTCGTATGGATCCTCGGGAAATCTACGGGCTCGTTCTGTTCGACCGAAGGTAAATTACTCATCATGAAATTGAAACCTTGTTGCTGCATACATACTTTTTCAATTTCGTGGAGAGCGTCCACGTACATTTTCCGGTTTTTTATAGTTGAGGCATCCAGGCCTACATAGGCTCCGGTGCAACTCTTGCATAGTTCGTTCACACGATCAGTATACCTAGGCGCGAAATGTCGTAAGCTTTTCATTTTGTTTTACTCATCCATATAGGGTTCCTCCTCTTTATCATACTGTATTTCACATTTGACTTTTTCGAGTTCCTTCTCTTTCTTTTCGCGTTTCTTAGGCAAGAGTTCTTCTACGCCACCATTAGAACGGTACTTCACCACCTTGTTCCACAGATCTTCCATAATGGGCAAGTTGGTCGCGAACCATTCGCGGTCTCGAGGGACATTGGTGACCACAAACTCCGTGGGTTTGGGCCAGTTGTGCTCGGCCGGCTTGTACTGGATGAACACCGCCTCATCTAGATCCAGGATTTCCATAAGGAGTTGAAGTTGAGGCATATAATAAACGGGCACTTCCGGGGTGATTTCCCTTCGGAGGGGACACTTGATCTCGATAAGTTTACCGCTCTCGGTGATCCCGTCGGGACTTCCGCCGAGCCAAGGGTAATTGGGGTGCTGATAAAGACCTATTTCGTGTGAGACTTCGTTGTAGCGTATACAGTAAATATCACGAGCCTCATCCTCGTACTTGTTGCCGTGTATGGTGGCCTCATTGCCTTTGAACTCGTTGTACCCGCATTTTTTCAAGATCAGGTCTTTGGGTTTCTCGTACGGATTGACCCCGATCGCCGTGGCAGCATCACTGGCCGTGAGCATATTGCCACGCAACATGAGCCACTCCTCGGACCTTTGTGCGGCATAATCTTTTTCGATCAGTTTACGAACCTTGTCTAGCATTGGTTATAGGAAGTCCGATGGTTTTAAGTATATTGAGTGCGTTTTTGGCCGCTTCCTGCTCGGCCATCTTCTTGGTCGTGCCGTTCCCTCCGCCCACAAAAAACCCATGGATAATCACACTGACGTAGAACGCGTTGTTATTGTTGACGTACTCATACACGGGTAAACAGTTGTAGGTGATTTGACAATGACGCATCAACTGATCCTTGAAATTGTCATCCACCATCAAACATGACATATCGATGAACGACGGATCATTGAATATTTTCATTATGAATTCCCTGGTGTGCACTAGACCAAGGTCGAGGTAAATCGCACCTACCAGTGCCTCGAACACGTCTTCCAGGATCTTTTCGTTGGTGTTCCAGCCGTTTTTCATACCCTTATCATCCATGAGGACCCATTCGTCAAGACCCAGCTTTTTAGAAATATGGGCGAGTGTATTACCACGCACGAGCTTGGTTCGTGCTTTGGTCAAGAAACCTTCCTGGAGGTTCTCGTACTTATCAAACAACATTTTGGTGATTATAAATCCCAGAACTGAGTCGCCGATGAACTCGAGAGTTTCGAACGATTCGGTTAGGGTGTACTTTTTAAGGGCGGATTTATGCGTGAAAGCCTTTCTATAGAGTTCGAGGTTTTTCACTCTTGTACCTACCAACGTATCTATTTTGATTTTAGATAGTTCGGGAGGTGGTTCAAGTTCCATGATGTTTTACTGGTTAGCAAGTATAATTTTTAAGCTTTCTTTACTGCTGGGCGTTTGACCGCGGTGATTTTCTTGGCGACAATAACCGGTTCGATGGTCTTGGTAACGGGTTCTTCGGTCGTGACGCTAGCTGCCTTGGTATAATGAGGACTGATGTACTTCTGGACGTTCAAAAAAGTGACTTGAATTCCTTCTCCGGGTTTGAGAAGGGACTGAAGTTTATCGTCTAAAATGATGACACGTCCGTTATCGGGATGCTTGAGGTTGTTCTCGGTAATGTACTTGTTGATACGTCTGGTCACTTCGCTCCTGGAAACCACCTCACCTTCGGCTAAATTCAAAAACGTCTTGAGTTCCTCGCTGACCTCGATAGGTCTATTAAATCCGTTGTTGGCTGCACGCGTCTTGGCCTTTTCACCTGTGGGGTCCTCCTGTTTGGTTCGCATCTTTCGAACGAGCTTAAGAAGGCTCTTGAGTTCGCTCTTGATATCAGAAAGTTCGGTTTTGAATTGCTCGAGAGTAATATTAATATCAGCCATTTGATTATGGTTTCATATTGCCATAAGTCTTTAAGCCTCTGAAAATGAAAGAACTGCACCTAATATCAACATGACGATTATAATCAAATATATCATAGGGGGTTCAAAAATTGAATTATCTGGGTCGACCGTGTCATAAGGATCTATATAACTTGTACAACCTAACCCATAATTACAATTTTCAGTTGAACACTTGTATAAATATCCATCGTTGAGAACACCACACGTTTGTTTTTGTTTTTTATTCACGTAACATTGACAATTCATCTCTATACTATATAGAAGGTATATTTGGTATTCCACCGACATTCAAAGCAGCAGTTTTTTCATAGTCACAGTCTTTCCATGACTCGGGTGAACAATAACTGAATATCTCTGATATACGCCCTGAAGTATATGGTTTGGTCAAAGCTACTTCTTCTTCGGTGTCGATGTATCTATACGTCGGTAAGACATACGTGCTTTTTTTATTATTTAAATACATAAAAAGTAATAATAAAAGGATTATCACTAATAATTCGTGCATATATATTTACTATTTATTTATTTTATCAGTTTTTTAAAAGTATTTACATTGTTTTGTAGAACACCGCCGCAACTCGATAATACTGAACATATTATACACAGTACAAAAATAATTAAAAAACCTTTTTTCATTTATATTATATATAGTATTCCTATTTTATTATGATGTAAGGACTTTATGTATATCATTATAGATTTCATCGTAACACGAAAAACAATTTTCAGTTCCATACAACGGAATTTTATAACCTATCAATTTACATTTTGAATCAGCTAAACAACCTGCTCTATTTTTCATGCGACCTGTATTATCAGGACCGTACAAATTCTGACACGTGTTTTTATCAGAATATCCGTAAATATTTCCACATTTTGTGGAATCCAGAATCTCGACCGGTGGTAATTTTGATAGAGAAGGTGTTTTAACAAAGGTCGAAATAGAAGCATAAGGATCCTCACGTTTAGGCCCAGTTGAAGGCGAAGTCGAAGGCGAATCGTCACTAGTCGAAGGCGAATCGTCACTAGTCGAAGGCGAATCGTCCTCACGTTTATTAAACCACCACCACAAACCTCCACCTCCTCCTATAAGTAAAACCGCACTGCAGCTCACGGCTACTAAAAATAAAATTAATATTATAATTATCATCATTAATGATAAACAATATTATTAAAAAAATTGCTCTTCGTCTGAAACTTAATAAACTGGAAGGGTGTGGTATAAACGCTCCTATTTTGGTCCATGAGTACCTCAAACGTCATCATAGTATTGATACAACACTTGTACAAGGTCAATACACCAGTGAACATGAGAAATGTTCACATGTATGGATACGTCATGAAGGTACAGATTATGATATAGGACACGCAATGGCCTGCCTCTTTGACCCTGAATTTACCAAGGTTAAGTATTCATTGGTCGAAGGACCATCTGAATTATCCGAACAGTTTGATCTGTACCAGGAAAAACCCAGTGTGTTCTGGAAAAACTCCAGTAGACCACTTCAGAATTTTAGATCTAAACTATTATATAATGGATCACGTGTACTATAGTGACAAAACTATCCAGGATTTTGAGAAGCGTGTCGTGTGTCAAAACGACGAGAAACTGTACAAGTATTTCACCGAAGGTAACATTATCAAATTTCGAAACGCTCTTAGACCCGATTCATTCAAGACAATCGAACAAGCCGTATACGTGTACGTTACTGACGCACTGCGTGACATTATACTCAGTACAATAAGTTCAATATCACACTACTTGAAACCGTTCGGTAAGCTTATCATGACCGGAGGAGAAGCCTTTAACATGTACTTTGACCGTGATAATCGTATAGTGACCAGTGATATCGACACGAAATTTACTCCCACTTTCAAATTAGACAAAGATTACTTCAAGACGTTACAAGTTTTCAAGTTGTACCTCTGGGACTACCTTGGTAAGATTTCTATACACCTTGATAAAAAAATAAAGGATCGTATCGATGCAATCAAGTTGACCAAAGTAGGAAAATTTCTAGGTATATCACTTCCTTCACACGGTCCATATGTAACAAGAAGATATACCCTCATCAAAAAAAGTCAGACCAAACCAGTCGTTCTCATCGATGTCGAACTTTTCGCTTTGGATTTACGTATCAGATATTATTCACCGGTGTTCAAAAAAGTCATTCTGCAGAACTTGGGAGGGATACTTGATATGGCAATTATGAGACCATATGAATTCGGATACGAAGTTATAGACAGACCGGTACAACAAGGAAAAGTGTTTGTAGCCGGCAAGAAATTTTTGGTTGATGATATAATCCTTATGCACTCGCTCGGTCTACGACCCAACAAAGTCCAGAAGGATCGTAAAAGGTTGTATCAGTTCGCTACAAGTGTTCTAGGTGTGAAAGGTGTAACCAAGTCAACTGCAATTTTCGATATATACAAGAAAATAAATATAAGTAGTAAACCTTTATCACAATCTATGAAGTTGACATATCCTTCGCGCTCTTTTATGAATTCGATAATCAAGAACGTCAACCCACTCCGGTACTTTCATCGAACAACCGTACCATTTCGAACCAAGTTACTCAAAGATCAAATCATAGGCAGTCACGAGCCTTTACCCAATTTCAAACTTACCAAAAGTGATCATTACTTTGACTTACAAAAGAGCAAATGGATATTATCAGAAGATCCTTACTACGTACGCAACATGTACGAGTACAGGCCAACGACCTCATTGGTACCATTCAAGTCAATAAAAGTAGCTAATACCTTATATGGATGGGACCCAGTACGCAATAAAGCTATGCCCCTTAAACTCCGTTTAAAAAGTTCATTAATACCATTTATAGGTTTAAAGAATACAAACAAAATAAAACTACATGAAGTACGAAGAACCTAAACAATTACAAGACGGTCGTTTTTTTGTACGTGCTTTTAATGAGAATGGATCCAAAATATTAGCGCAGTTAAATGGATCTGTAATAATCAATTCAGATGAAATAACTTTACAACTATCAAAAAGTGGTTCAGATAAAATAAAAACTTTTGATAACGATGTATTACAGGATGCCAAAGTGTACAGTGTAAGCTGGTTCGGTAGAGAAGTTCAACAAAAGACACTGGACACGGCATACAATCATAGTCTAACTTCAGAAAACTATATGAATGTTACAAAAAGTACCAAGGTTCCTCTCGTATATTATGACTCTAATAAAACATTGAAAGATAGCAGTTTACTCGAGAATGGTACAGTGTGTGACGTTCTTCTTGAAATGTTAGGAGTATGGTTTCTCAAGAAAACTTTTGGGATCCAGTGGCGTATAGTCCAGGTCAGAGACAGCAAATCGGTAAAAGTTCCAGAATATCTCTTTCAGGATGAAAACGAAAAACAGGAGGACGATGAAGACTACGCGTAGAAAAAAAATCCTTTTAACTATAAAGAAATGAATAAAAATTTTAAACTTAACCAAAAGACCATGTTGGTAGTTGCCTTATTAGCCCTAATTGTTTTTTATATGTGGTCTCGTAGTATAAGCAGCTATGCCGAGATTGATGATAGTAGTTCAAAGGTATCTCCAGGATCTATGATGTATGAAGCTCCTAGTACATATACTCCACCAGTCAGTGCACCTACCGAAAGTTCATATATGGTAGAAAATAACTTAAATGGTATGAGACCGGATGATGAAGATTCAGGGTATGCGATGCTTGACGCAGACTTCGGTGCTTCATCAATGGGTCAGGAGCCCAACTGTGCTTTAGGTGCTGGTATTGGTCTTGCTTCTTCTTTATTACCCCGTGAAGTAGCCAAGATGGAAAACTTCGGGGATTTTGCTCCAGATGATATCCTTCGTGGACAGAATTTCCTCGATACTCGCAACCAAATTGGTTTCCCCGAAACCCTCGGTGGAAACATCAGGAACGGAAACCAACAGATCCGCGCTGATCCCCCTAACCCCAAGCAGCCTTACGTATGGAACAACTCCACCATCGTCCCTGATCTCATGCAACGCGACTTATGCAGTTAAAGAATTTTGACACTTAGAACATTAGAATGGAAATTACCGAAGAACTTCGAAAAACAATGGCCGAATGGGTCGAACTTAAAAAACAACTCGTAGAAGTCAGAAAAGACGTGAAACTTTTAAATACCAGGGAGAAGCAGCTCAAGGAGGCCATAAAGAGCTTTATGGAGACGCAGAAGATTGACAAGATCAACCTCAAGAAGGGCAAGGTGACACTCAAGAACTCCCAGAAGAGAAGCAGCTTGACCAAGAAGTCAGTGGAGAGCGGATTGGAAATATATTTTAATAACGACAGTGTCAAGGTGGAATCGGCAATGAATTGTATACTGGACAACTTGGAAACCAAAGACACGAGTGTTATCTCACTAACGGGAATTAAAGAGTAAACGCGTGTATGTAATAACAAGGAATGCCAGGCTATTTCAATGAAGAAATTCGCGTAGTTGAAAACGAAGCGCAATACATTCAATTGGAAGATGATGTACCTCCGCCGTATCATGCTCCAAGAGAACCTTATGACTTTGACGACTGGGTCAGTCTGTACTTTGACGACCTGCACAACATGTGGTCAATACTAAACCAGTACCGAGAAACCTCCAATATCGAGAGGTACGTGCTCGAGTACGCCACATTCAACGATTTTTGCGAGTTTTCTTATAAAAACTCATGCGGACTGTCAAATAATATATTTCGTAAACAATATAGATAAATGTCAGATTTAGCCAGTCCCAAATTACTTATTCCAACTGCTTTGTTCATTGCACTAAGCCCTGGTCTAGTTTTACAACTCCCTACTAAAATTCCAGGTCGTGATACAGGAATTTTTAAAACACTTAAAACAACTCGAGTTGATATTTTGTTTCATGCTCTCGTGTTTGTTTTAGTATACAAGCTCGTTTCTATGGCGTTCGGATTGGTACTGACCCAAGCTGATCTTGTTGTACCCCTTGTTTTGTTCACTCTACTTAGTCCAGGTATGTTACTGTCTTTACCACCAGGAGGAGAACCTGGAAGTACATCCACTACAAAGGTTCTTGTGCATGCAATTGTATTTTCTGTTATATTTGCGTTACTTCGTTACAAATTTCCTCAATTTTACTAGTAAATGAGTTTGGTTATTGGACCAGGTTCAATGGGCTTTTTTGCTATGTTAGGTGTGTTACAGGTACTTGAAAACAACGGTAAACTCTCCAACGTTCATGAAATATCAGGTGCATCAGCCGGATCTATAATAGGCCTTTTTATGTCTATCAAAAATCCTTACAAGGTAAAAGATATATTCGAAAGGTCTTTATCCATCGATGTACCAACGTATGTAAAACCAAACCTTCAGACTTTTTTGAATAATTTCGGGTTCGTACCCCATCAACCTATAAAGGAACTACTGATCGAGATGTGTAGAGGCAAGAACCCTACGTTCAAACAATTGAAAAAGAAACTGATTGTTTCGGCATGCTGTATCAACACCCAAAAAACCGAATATTTCAGCGTTGACACCCATCCTGATATGTATGCAATTGATGCGGTGTGTATGAGCATATCAATACCGGTGGTGTTCTCGCCTTACACTTGGAACAATAATATGTATGTTGATGGTGGTACTATTGAAAAAGTACCTCTATGTCCTTTTTTACATAAAGACCCTTCTGAAGTTATAATAGTGTACATAAACAATATACGTAATTATAAAACTGAAATAAAAGGTGTCCAGGATTTCATAATGGCCTGCGTTGATACATATGTCAACAGTATGGAATTTCCGTGTGAATTTTTAAAATACGAAAAGTACGGTATAGATTCGGACGTCTACGATTTCAATAATTTTAGTTTGGACTATGAAGCTAAAATGAAAATGTTTATATTGGGTCAGGATGTAGCTCTACAGAAATCGGGCATAGACAAATAATCGTTACCATCCATAAGTACCTTGTTACCATCTTTTACAAACACGCTCTTCAAGACTTCCACCAAATCCATGGTATCTTGAATAGATGTATGATGCTGTTTGTACATACAATCATCTTTGATGAACCGTGTAAAACTTTCCAGTTTCATAGAGTAGAACCCACTGTGGTTAGGTATAGTACTTGGATGATCCTTGTAGGCCTGCATGAACTTCTTGGCTCGGTTTGTTATAAGGCTCATGGAACACACGAGAGTTATACTTTCCCAGCGTTTGTCGTACATACCGGTCTTAGGATACTCTTTGAGGTACTCTTTGACAACCCTTTTTCCTTTTACAAAATTCTGTGTTTTTACCAGAAAGTCCAGATCGGATACCAAATTGTGTGATACCAGTGTCGAGCCATGTTGAATAACATAATCAATCAAAAATTTCACTGCTTCGGAAAAAATCATATGTTTTATTTCCATACCATATGTCGATGCGTCAAATAAATCACTCAAGACCTTCTTTTGGGTATTCGTGTTCAACTGCGTACTCTCGTTTTTAAGGATTTCGCGAATATACACTAAAACTCCTTTTTTTGCCGTAAATTTTATTCCGTCTACACGAACGGGTATGAGACACATAGAATGAATACGACCTTCTTGAGACGATTCGAAATCAGTAACGACAAAGTTCATCATCTTTTTGTTTTACAAGCTGCTAAATTTTTATATAGGTCTATTACAATGACAAACTCGTGTAAGGTCAGTGTTGTAAATACCAATAAAATACGAGCAAAACTCCAGAGTGATTTTAGTTTACCAAAAAGCATCGCTACAAAGTTAAGTTCGGCAACTGTACAATCATCTTATAGACGATGTAAAGATGCTAATTCATTTCCCCCTATGAAATTGGTAAAAAGTGGACTATACATGTACTATATCGATTCGAAATGTATACTTACAGTTGGGAACTACGAAAAGCTCATGCAACGAGGGACTTATACAGAAGATCTTCGACGTATTGCCAATAAACTCGGTATTTATGACGGTGAAACTAAAAAAGAACTTATACGATCAAATATCTTTGAATTTTTAAAAAATTGTGATATAGCTGAACCTATTCGTCTTAAGATTTCTAAATCAGAAACACCATCTTCTTCCAACAACCGCAACGTACCATCTTCCAACAACCGCAACGTACCATCTTCTTCCAACAACCGCAACGTACCATCTTCTTCCAACAACCGCAACGTGCCATCTTCTTCCAACAACCGCAACGTGCCATCGTTTTCATCTTCCAACAACCGCAACGTACCATCTTCTTCCAACAACCGACCTAATTTTAAACCTCAATATGTGAAAAATAGGTCATACGAGGGTTATACTCACACTGTACCAAGCATGCCAAGGCTTAGGACATTACGTAATGATACATTTAATTTAGGAGGTTTGTTCGGTAAACGCGGTAAAAATAACACGTTTAATTTTTTGAGTAATAACAAAAATCAAGACAAAATTACTAAACTTACAAAAGAAATACAAGAAAAATATAAACAAAAAGGAGTTACTGACGAGTATCTATTCGAATATTTTAAAGGTCGACCACATTATAGTCAAGTCAATTTGAATAAATTTATGAACAAGTACATACCTGTTTATATGCGTAAAAAAAAGACAAATGTTCCACCACCACCACAAGTAAGAGCACCAAAAAATGGTAAAGAAATTACTGACGAGTTTTCTACTTATCCTGATTGGGATCATAATGTT